GAGAGTCGAGCGGTTACGGCGGGGGCGCCGACGAAAAGCGTTGAGTGGTTCAAACCACCGCTCCTCGGGAACTCCGAGAGCTCGCCTACAGCGAACTGTATGCGAGCGTAGACCCGCAGCACGCGCCGCATCTGAGAGGGCTACCCGCTGGCCATTAAAGTGGACCATGATAGTAACTCGGCGATTATTGACTTGCTCTAGGGGTGTTGCCCAGCGACAATTATCAGGAGAATAAGGGCCGTTGTTGTCGATTCGGTCGATGGACTTCCCCAGCGGGGCGCGGCCCATATCAGCAAAAAATGCAGCAAAGTCATTTCGCCAACGATCACAAACCACGACACCCCGGCCGCCATAATATTGAAACCCGGGACTGTTGGGGTTGTAACACCGCCCATTCATTGACTTCCAAGTCTGATATTCCCGTGTGCGTGGAGATGATTGGCGATGTGTCGAGCGCGGAGCGTTTCTTATCCCATCGCCGCGAGTACAACCACACCCCCTACTTATGCCCCTTACCAAAGATCCGCGCTTTACCGGACGCTCCGTACCACAGCTACAACGGCAAACATACCATCCTTGCCTGTCTGAATCTCGATGTGAAAAGTGAAGCACAGTCCACAACCCGAAGCACCGGCCTTCTTGCAATGGACGTAGAATACCCATGTCTCATTGTCGCAGCTTATACGTCAATAGGCAAGATGGGCGACGTATTTGGACAGATCAGAAAGGCAACGTCGTAAGAGAAGCGAAATAATGCTCTCGACAGTAGCGCAAGGTCAGAAGGGCCACCTGATTGCCAGCGGCAAAGAGTTTATCATCGTGCGGAGCGGTAGCGGCACCACCTCCATTATCCGATATCGAAACGAGACGACGGAATACGAAATACAAGACGCGGTGCTCAGGGAAGCGTCTGAGGACGGATGGAAAGCATGAGTGAAGCTACCCTAGATGCTGTCCCTACGATAGCGATTACGCCCGCCGCTCCTGTCGCTGGCCTCGACCCTGCGATAATCAAGCTAATGCTTCAGGCCATGCAGGCTGACGACAGGATGCGTGCGTTCCTCGCATTCACCCTAATCTCAATGGTCTCAGCCTTTCTGGCGGCAAGCTATTTCTTATCACCAAAGTTGCCGGGTGACACTGAAGGAATGATTATTGGCGGTATGTTAACTTGGGTTGGCACTCTGTTAAATTATTACTGGGGCACATCGTCAGGCTCGAAGATGAAGGGTATGATGATGCAGGTGTTGTCATCGCTCGCGCCACCCAGTAGCGACGGAGACGCAAAATAAGGAGAATTAATGAAGAGAACTAAAACACTTCAGGTGCTCGGAATCGGCGCGGGGCTACTAGCCTGCGTACTGGCGGGCTGCGCCACGCAGTCGGGTGGCCAAACGGACCCTATCTTGAGCAAGCTTGTCCCCGGAACTCTCGCGGACAATCCGACTATTCTCGCGATGTATGCTACGCAAGCTTGCAACGCGGCAGCGGCCAAGGAATACAACCTGAATATGGTGATCTGCGGGAACCCCACGGCATTCGTAGCCCAATTGCCGGGTAACCCGTTCGTGACGCCTGCTCAGATTGCTACGGCTATCGGCGCGGCATGTACCGTGAATGGGTACACCACCAACCTGCCAGCGACCGTAACGGTGGGGAATTGCCCGATAGTGCAGCCTGCGTCATCGATCCCGTCGATGAGGATGGGTTCTGGTCCATGCGTGCGGCCCTAATATTTCTGATCCTGCTCGCTGGGTGCGGCGCGTTTCCGTGGATTTGCCCACCTGGTCAGCACCAAGGAGACTGGGGCAAGTGCACGCAGGATGCGAGTCGATGAAGACTGACCTACCACTATGGAGACCTGAAGTCTGGCTTATCGGTGCTCCGATGGTGGTCGGGTTGGTCGTGGCCGGGTTGATTCTAGGGGTGGGACTAATTGGGGTTTGCCTAATTCCACCGTGGAGTCGATAATGGAACATGAGTTTTTAAGAAAGATTTTAAGGGCCATTGAGGCCCAAGGAGAGAAAATCATGAGTGCACTTACCGACCTTCAAACCGCAGTGACCGACATTCAGGGCGACCTCGCCACTCTTACCACTGAGGTAGGGACCGTGCTTACGACCCTTCAGGGGCTTCAGAACGGCACCGTCAATGCCGATGACCCGGCAGTCGAGGCAGCGGCCACAGCGCTAGGGACGGTTCACACGGGCCTTATGGCAATTAATAGCCAGTTGGCCGCAGCAGTAGCGCCCCCAGCCCCCCCGGCGCCGCCTGCCAACCCGTAACCTTCCCCAGTGAAGGGCCGTCGAGAGCTTGGGACGCCAAGCCCTTGCTCTCATACGGCTAAGGCGGCCCTTCACTGGACCCTAAAAAATATCGTCGTCGTCTACTGGTCCGTAGTGCCGCTGTTGCATGGGGTGTGCGGATTTCGGTTTGGCTTGGCCGGTATAGAACGGCCCTTTGTTGCCCTGCTTCTTCCAGATCCCAATCTCCCATTCTTCGCCAGTAGGCATGAGTATCGTGCCCTTCAGTACGGGCTCGCGGTCGCTCTTGCGGCGGTCGTTGGGAAAGAGAATTAGATCTCCTGGTTTACGGTCGTACGGCATTGCTTTAACTCCATTTCTTCAAACTCAGGATGTAGGCATCGGTGGCGGCGAAGATGGCCTCGGTGGGGGTTGAGAAGGCGTTTAGCGATACGAACGATCCTTCGTCGGTGTCATTAAATAGTCGAATGTTCCACAATGTCTTCCCGCCCCCTTTGTAGCTGCCTAAGCTAACACCCCAATTCTGCTCGGCTAGCTTCTCCAGGCAGCGAATCGCATGGACCTCGGTGAGCGGAGGTATGGGAATGTGATGAGACCCGAGAGCTTCGTATTCATGGGCAGTATAATCGAATCCGCATTCTGCACAGTAGGAATGGCAAATTCTGACATCATTTCGAGTAGGTGGGTAATGCAGTTTACCTGCTGGGCAACAAACTCCCGGCGACCACGTTCCGAGCCATTGGTGAATTCGGGCGGTTGTTTCGTCATTCATTGCTGAGACTCATCATAAAGCCTATTTGGTAGCCATCCCTCAACATGCAGGTATAATCCCAGTCTCCGCCAACTGTCCTCACATAGGCGCAAGCGTTCTCTTTCAAATCAACTTGAGAAACGATATCGGGGCTCGTCGCGCGTCCTAGCCAGAACGCGGCTACATAGCTAGCGAGTAACGCGGCCATTCCTGCGTGAATCAACCACCTCATGGCTTCTCCTGGCCCCGTATCCACTCCTCGATGATGGCGCGAGAGAACCGCAGGTCGCTACCTAAGTACCAGTGGGGGATCCGCTTGGCCTTTACCAAGCGATACACCGTGCTTGGGTTGCAACGGAGATAGGCCGCGACTTCCTTCAGGACCATTATAGGTTCGTTCATTTCTTCTCCTCCGACCGGACTGTCCATTTCTGCGCGTGATGAGTATGCGCGCCCCACTCGGCTTTATGGCGTTGGTGTGGGGGCGGAGTTTGGGTAGACCCACCCGCTACCGCTGGTCGAGTAGTAGGTACCCGTCACGGGGGTGGCCATGTAGTAGCTATTTGGCTGGGTCTCAATAGACTCGCAGCTATCATCCTTGACTACGATTTTGGCGAGCACCTTTGGGTCTGTTATGGTCGGTGCTGCGCATTGTTTCTCAGCGATCTGCATGTAGTCGCAGCTTTTCTTTGTCGTGCACGCCATATGCAAGCAGCCACCATCCGCAGTGTGGCAGCTAAATGTGCCCGAGAAGCCATCATTATCCTTCGCCCATTCACGGTCTATTTGCTGTACGCTGGCGTCATGCGCCCAATGGTCTTGTTCAGATGGCGGCGCCAGCCCCTGGCAGCCCGAAAATCCCAGCCCAGCGACCACAATCGCCGCTCCTACTGGAACTCCTAGAAAGAACCGCTGTTTCGCTATTTTCATCCCTCTCTTCTCCTTAGCTTTTTTCATCTCGCCCCCCGCCATAGCCGGATTTCCCGAGCCTTCTCATGCCCGCGTAGGTGCCGCGTCCAGCTCCGCAGCCCGACGTGAGCCTCACACATGTTGCAGTAGATCGTTGGCGGTAGGTCGCGCCTGTCGGTACCGAAGACTTCATAGATAACCGCCGCTATCGCAATACCGATGGTGATTCCGATTGAGACGTATTCGCCGGGCGTCAAAATATTATCTCCTTTAGAGACTTCTTGGGGCGTGACTGAAATTCACAGATAAGGCTCCTACGAGACTTAAGAACCCTAGCCAAATACTGAGTACTGCGTAAATTCCCCCAACCACGACATACCAACTAGGAGCCCCATGGGGGAGCGCAGCTAACACGCAGCCCCCGCCGAACATCACAACAGCCGAGCCCAAGGTCCATAGTGTGTGCATCATTCTGACTTCTGATCTTCGTCTAGTTGATACAGCCGCTCAATCTCAGCCACCGATTCACGGACACGGAAAGCGTAGCAGCCATACTCGACCTTCGTGCCTTTCCAGGTGTCCTTGGCCCAATCATAATCGGTTAAAGAAAGTGACCGGCCTGATCTATAAAGTGTGAGTATCATTTTGTCTCCTTCGCCCATTGCAGCAGTTCGGGGGTGGGTGGGGTGAGAAATGTCGCAGTCTCCATTCTTATCATCGCGCCCTCGCGCGCAGTAAACAGATAGCCATCGCTTGCGTGCACGCATTCGAGGTCATCTAGCACTCGCGTTCCTTCGCCGTTAGCTTTGATTAGTTCAAGGCGCATCACTTCGTCTCCTTTGCGAGATATTCGCGTAGTACAACCGGGTCGGCTAGCGTCTCCAGCGCCGCGCTGCGCATCAGGTCGTACTCGTCCGGGTCGCATGCGATTTGCCAAACCGACTCAATAGTGTAAACCCTGCGGGCTTTCAGCGAGATTGCAACCTTACCGTCCGTGTCGATGACCAGCTCCTCGCAGATCGCCCAGGCGTAGGGGTATTTGGTCTCCACTATTTCGATGACCTTGAAATAGGTGTCCCACTGCGGCGGGAAGTGCTCCACGAAGGTCTTATCCTTCAATGCACGGATGGCGGGCAGGCGCTCCTGGAAGCCCGCAGCCACGAGTTCTTCTTCCTGCCGCTGTAGGGCGCGTATCTGGGCGCGGATGGTCTTGAGGTCTGTCATGGCTTTTCACCGCGCGATGAAAATTGTTGGTCGTAAAGGTTTGCCAACATCTTGACAACTGTCCCGCCAATATCTCCGGGCCGGTTGGAGTCTCCATAAGATTCTTTGCACAAATCGGGTCTTCCCATCGCCCAAATCGCGCCAGTTATCAACCTCGCGTCCTTTAGACCATATCGCTCTAGTGATGGCCTCCCGCCTAGGCTCCACTCATAGCCAAGCTTCCGAACCGTTTCGAGCGCTCGCGTCCAGTTCTCCGGCTGGGTCATATCTGGCGCGGGTAGCTCGCCCCGACGGGTGGTTAACATCCCCGGCTTCCAACCAACGAACGTTGCGGCCTTTTCGTTCTCTGTCATGGTTATCGCCCCATGTGCATACAGGGACACAGGCAATGCTCCCCCGTACAATCGTAACAATGGGCCTTGCGGCACTCTTCGCTGAGATAGTAGGGGTCCGGCTCGTCTTCCTGGGTGAAGTAAGAATCGGTCCCAAGGCCGCTGAGGCTCCCTGTGGGGCTTAGGCTTGCGTCTCCATACATCTCGAAATAACGGCTCATGACATCTTCTCCTTTTAGCGACCTCGCGTGATTCCGGGTTGCTTCATGCGCTCCGGGTAAGCGCGGGCGAACTCCTCGAATGCCTCAATCGCGTCATCAATTCCGCCAATATGGAAGTCGTTGCACTGATCCTGGATAGAGATTTGCCGGTAGGCGCGGAGTCCCTTGAGGGCCAGCCAATCGCGCCCCCGTATGAGGAACGTTGGCTCGTCGTGCGGGATCTTCTCGCCGTTCGAGGTCTTGATAATTTCGTCGCCGTCGATACTGAATTTACCATCTAGCCTTCGCATTAGTCTCCTCCTCGCTGTCCATCTATTCGGCTACGTTCCTCTTCCTGCGTTTCGAAATCGATGTTGTCTCCTTGTGAGTATTCTTCATTGGCGGGTGGCGGATCAGTTGGCTCTAGTTCCGGTGTAACGCCCAAGCTGCCCTTCGCCGCATTGATCAAGTTCCACCATTGCGCGAGCTGGAAAGCCTGCACGTCCGGCCACGCCTTGACCGGCCACTCCGTCTCTTTCGTTTCGAGAAAGCGGTCCTTAAACCAGTCTTTGGCACCAGCCGCGCCCCACAGACGTACCCCTTCTGCCCAGATTCGCGCGATGTCCCCTTGGTCAGCCTTATTGGGGCTTTCACCGCGCGGTGAAAATGGCTTCGCACCAATCCAAACATCGCCGCTGGTGTTGGGCGGCCTCCGTGCCGCCCCCGCCCCCGCCCCCGCATCCGGCGTCATCTTGAGCCTTCCACGGCTCACATCCCCACGCTTATTCTCAATCTCATCTTTAGTCGCAATGCCGCGCTTAATCTTCATGCCGATGGCGGCTAGCGCACGCCCCCACGCCGAGGTCTCACAGTTCTCGAACTCGCTTCCGCGGGTGTAGGGCGTGTCGCCGGGAAGCTGCATCGTCGAAGTTCCGATACCAGGCTTCGGATCGTCCGGCGTGCGATAGGCGTATGCCTGCATCACCACGTAGCCGCGCAACTTGGTCTCAGCAGGGTACTTGAGGTCGCCCTTTTTAACCGGCTCGCCCTTTTCGTTCTTGCCGTCCTCTTCCCAGTATTCCGGGTCGAAGTAGACCGGCTCGATTTTCGAGTCCACAATCTGGCATTGCAACGAGCCATCGGGGAACTTCTCCTTGAACTCCGCAATCCGTTCGTGAACCTCAACGTAATCGTCCAAACTTCGCTTATCAAAGGCCATTGCTACATCTCCTGATGCTTGGCGCAGCGGGCCGTGTTGCCAACGGCGGCCGCCATACATGGAAAGTTAGAGTTAGACTTTAGTAGAATGGAAAGCCCGCATCGGGCGGCTCAGCAGGAATATGGGAATGAGGACCGGCCTGCTCACAAGCAAGACATCTCAGAGCAGGCTCCAGCGGCAGGAGCTTTTCCACGCACTGGCGCAGGGATTCGCTATCTGTCGCTACATAGAGAGCCTGCTCGACAAAATCCGCGCCCCATCCCGCGATGATGTAAGCGGAGCGGTCGTCCGCTAGTCGAATGTTGAGATGCTTAATTGCCATATCAGTTCTCCAGCTTAACCGGGATATTAAGCCCACACCCCGCGCACTTGATCGGCCGCTTGAACACACTCTCCGCAGAGATCGGGATGTGCCAGCTCGTTTGCTCGGAAGGATAGCCCATATAGATATCCGTCCAGCAGTTGATGCAGAACGACTTGTCGTGAAGGATGTAGTAGCCTATCTCTGGTTCCATCGGCGTTCCCTCTGCTATTCGTTATTCTTGTAGGCACGCATGATTTCTTCCCACTTGCCGGGTAAGTAGGCTTCAAGGGCGTCTGCCACAATCTCGCCCTTGCTCTTGCCCACAGCCGCGGCAACGAGCCCTAACTTCTTGTCTAGAGCTACTAGGCGCGGCGGCTTATCTACGGTCATAGTCATGCCGCCAGAGTTTATGGTTCGATAGTTGCTGCTGCCAGGGTTCTTATGTGCCACGGATTTATTCTCCCTTTGCCGCACTGGGCGGCGGTTCGTTCTTTGGTTTGGGCAGCTCGCAGTATTCTGCAATAATGCGCTCCACGAATTCACTGCGCGATAAACCAGTGTGCCGGTTGTACGAGTTGAGCCGCTTGAAGACCGGCGCAGGCAAGTACGTCACGACCCGTAGTTTGTTGACTCGTTCCTTCATGGCTCCCAACAGTGCCACAAATTAAAAGTGCTTGTCAAGTGCCTTCGTGCTGAATAAGTGCTATTGACAGGAAATTTATCTTTTGTCATAGTCGGTTGGCGCGGAGGGAGTAAGTGAAGAAATCGGGATTGCGGCCATGGCCGGACGAATTGCAATTAACGGACGATATGAAAGCCTTCGCCTATATCCAGGGGATCGAGCCAGTCGCGGAGTTCGAGGCGTGGCACGATAGCTGCCTGGCGAATGGCTACCAATATAAAGATTGGTCAGCGGCTTGGCGCACGCGAGTACGGAATGCGGTTAAGTTCGCTCCGGTTCATCGCGCGGTGAACGATCCGCGACCCATAGACGGCGGCTTAGCGCGGGGCAGTGGAGCCCTCAAGCAAATCAAGCAATGGGAAAAAGAGGCGCGAGGGGCGGTTAATGGACCTGTCAACGGTAATATTGGTGGCGTCGGGCGCGTTTCTAATCGAAATGATCATCGGGGTATCGATAGCAATCCCGCGTCTCTAACCCCCGAGCAACTTACAGCCAACAAGGCGCTGCTGCGGGGGATGGCGAGTGGAATAGGACGGGCGATTAAATGAGCATGCGGCTAGAAGATCATCTATGGCGTCTTGGTAATTTCACGGCTGGAGCGTTTACCGAGAAACTACTTCATCACGACTCATGGCCGGATAGCCTGTTAACTGCGGCCTCTTTTTTCTTGTTGGTGGCAACGCTCCATGTTGTACTTGAGCGCATGACACAAAATCGGGCCGCTAGATCTAGATAATTAAGATCATGAGTTTAAGAGAAGAAAGAATAGAACCTGATTCCGAGCCCCGGAAAGAGATTAAGAAGCCGTGACAAAAGGTCCAAGACAAAGCTTTGCCGCCAAGGCTCAGAATGTGTCTTGTGGTTCTTATTCTATTCAGGTGGCTGGAAGTTCGATTCAGCTAGCTAGGAATCGATTCCTCGCCCCTCCCGTTCTTAGGCAGAGAGTTGGCCCGACGGGTCGTGAGAAAGAGCCTAGACGCAGAAACGCCCCGAGTCAAGGACCCAGGGCGCTGCTGCACTCTCTATTCAACAAGAACTGTGTCTCGGGGAGGAGACGATTTGAGAATGGCACCTGTTAGAGAGCTAGTCAAGAGGGAGAGGAGAGAAACGCAATGACCCCATTACTTGAGTGTGCGCTGATGTTCGCCATCGTGGCGGCCGTGATGATGGTGCTGCCATGAAAACCATCTACCGAGTGAAGTATAACGAGACCGAGCATCGACTCGACTTAGTAGACCCGGAAACCGGCTTGGTGCCCAAGGGGTGGCTGCCGTTCGGGACGGAGCCGCGCGCGCTCGCGCCAAGGGAAGGCCCAGGGATCCGCGTCAAGGAGGAGAAGCATGAATAACTGGGCTAAACTGAAATGGTTCGGGCTGGGCGGAATGGCCGCATCGATTTTAATAGCTGCACTGACGTTTATCCTAAGCCGCCCATAGCGGAGGAGAAGCAATGAGTTCCGGCGAGTTGATGTATCTCATGTACCACCTCGACGTTATTATCGTCGAGCTAGGCGCGATTCTAGCGTGGCTTTGGAGGAAGCAATGAACGATTACAAGGTGCTGGTCGAGCAAGCGCGGTTGCATGTGGCGGAGCGCCCTTGGAGATACGAGAACGCGCAAACGTCTGCATTGTGCACTGCCATCGAAACCCTCCAACGGGAGCGGGATGAGGCGCGAATAGCCCTTGCGGCGGAGCAGCACAGGCGCTTAGAGGACACTCTAGGGATGGTGGCTAGAAAATGAGCGATTACAAAGAGCTGGTCGACCGGGCGCGGGCCGGATTGAAGGCCCCATCGGTCGGGATGTGGGGGCGACTAGTCATTAAGCAAATGATCAGCGCCATCGAAACCCTCCAACGGGAACGGGATGAGGCGCTGGAAATAACGGATCGTGGAAGCTGGGTGGAGCTGAAGGCTAAGCTCGCCCAGGAGGCTGCTGAAGTCCAGAGCTTAAATGGAGAGGTTTGCGAGCTTCTTGAAGAACGGGAGGCGGGAGTGGCGCGGGTGGCGAGTCTTGAGGCCGCGCTAGACCATGTACTCTGGGCGCTCGAAGATCGGATTCTAAACTGCAAAGCGTGTATGGCGGCGCAACAAATTCTAAACGGCGACGATATAGAGATGCCTGTTCCTGCCCTTCCGGTCGAGTCTGAGCCACGATGAAGCCAAAGACGGGCCAGACTATGGGTCGTGGGAAATCCGGCGTTCCTCGCGCGGTGAAAAAGCACAAGCTCAGCATCGAGTATATCTCGGATGATAGCGGCGACGTGCTGCGGTATTACTCCAAGGGCCACCATGATTTCGATGCGTTTAAGCAGGCCGTGGCGCGCGACCAGGGATGCAAGCCTGATGAGATTTGCGAGCCCCAACACGATTGGTGGCGCTGGAATCTTTACGAATGCGGGGTAAGTGCCAAGGAATCGGGCTATTGCGGCTGGCAGACCCAAGGAACGCCCGGTAAGCGCGGTTCGTTCCCGGTGACGGTAAGTGAGGGCCTAACATGACTATTGATAAATTAAGAAAAGCGATTGCGTTGGCCCAGACCTTCCAGAAGGCGGGGGCTGCTGCGATTGAGCGAATCCTGACAAAGAGCCCGGTATCGTTGACGTGTGGCTCCAAGGAGACGGCGGCGGCCCGCCGCGCCTCGATGGACTTGACGCGAGCCTTAGCGGATCTACGAAAGTCATGATTGAGTTTGAAGTACCGGGCGCGCCGGAGACATGGAAGCGGACCACAAGCTTTCGCGGACGGCGACTAACCCCGAAGAAGGTCCGCGACTACGAGAAGGCCATCGCTTTGATGTTTATGGCGGCGAAAGGCCGTCGGTGCGAGAGCGGAAGTATCGGCGTTGAAATATACGCTGCCCTGCCCATACCAGCCTCATGGTCGCGCCAAAAACAGCGACAGGCAGCAGTGGGCGACCTCCGACCGTGGGGGGGTAACAGCGGCGATTTGGACAATTACGCCAAGATCGTTATGGACGGCTTAAATGGAGTTGCCTTCCACGATGATTCGCAGGTAGTGAGCCTCCACGCTGAGAAGTGGTACAGCGTAAATCCGTGCTTACGGGTGAAACTATGGGAGATAGGGACATGACAGTTTTAGAACGGGCGGCAGAGATTGACGAACTAAAAGCAGCGGAGCGTGAAATTGCGGACTGTTTGATTGAGATCCGCAATCGGCTGTCCGATGCGTCAAGGGCGTTGATGGTGGAATTGAATGCTACGGGATATCAAAGGGCGGCGCAGGCGATAACTCCGAACGAAAGACGCGGCCGAAAACCCGTGGATTTGGGTCGCGAACAACGAATCGATTCCGTGGTGTGGCGTTGTTACGAGGCTTTAAGGACAGAGGTGCTAGACGTGGCCCAACTGGCGGGACGCGCTCGATGCTCGACAGCCATGATCTACGTTAGTTGCAGCCAGCTTCAGAATGCCGGATTGGTGCGGAAAATCGCCGATCCCATCAAGAAATTTGGTGGCGGCAAGCACGTCGTTTACAAGCGTATCGAAGGTGAAAATGGACATATCCAACAGTAGCGAGCTAGAGCCAATCGACGACGGGGCGGAGTACCCAGCCGTCTCGCAAGACATCTTCGAAGTGCCCGCGACTATGAGCTTCGTTGAGTGGACGGGGAGGCTGATGATAGCGGGCGCGTCGATGGTAAGGGGCGGCTGGATGATGTCGGTGGTGTTGAATCGGCCCCACGCGGACACGGAGCAGGGCATCCAGGCCATCGCAGAGATGCAGAGGCAGTTCGGCCTAAACCTCTCGGATGGCACATTAAACAACCTCAAGACGCTTGGCAAATACTTCCCCCCAGGGAAGAGGAATTTGGCGCTAAGTCCGCGCCACCACACGCTGCTGGTGCCGCTGATGCGCGACGATCCCGAAGAGTGCAAGAAAGTTATGGACCGCGCCGCGCAAGAGGGATGGTACACACGGACGTTGGAGAACTACCTCAAGGAGCGCAAGGGAGAGAAAAGTGAACAGCCTTCCGATGCGAGCGGTAGCGGCCTCCTTAGCCTTTATTACGAAATGAAGGATGCATGGGTGCGATTTGCGCGGTCATTCGACAATGGCGGCGACCTAACCGAACAATACAATCGCGCACGTCAAGTTAAAGCGATCCTTGAAGAATTCATAGAGGCAGCAGATGCCGCGCTCGCTGGCTGAGATAGAGGCTTTTCTTTATGCGCAAGCCGACCGGCTTTACGCAGAGCGGACGCCTGAGGAGCGCATCATGTGCGAGCGGTTGGGTGCGGGTCATTTTACGGGCGATTGGCGCTGTCAATATCCGATGATTTTGTTGGGAGTGCGCGGGAAAGTGCATGGAGTGGTGTTTGATTTCTATCATCCGCAAGCCAAGTTAGCGCTCGAACTAGATGGGAAGCACCACAAGAAGGGGCCTGACGCTAGGAGGGACCGCGCCGCGCTATTCAACGGTATTAAGACCCTAAGACATCAAAATACAAGCATTCACAACGACCTCGCCTCAGTACTTGCTGAGATAACCGAAACTGTGAAGGAGCGACTTAATGCCTAGCCAATTTTTGACCAATGGCGAGAAAATCTACAACTTATGGCGATTCTCAGACGACCCGCTCTGGTTCGATTTGAGCCTCACCCAACAGGAGAAATGGGGATACTTAGCGTTGCAGCTTTTCGAGAAAAAGAGGCAGAACGATGACTAAGCTAGTGCCGATTGAGCAATGGAAGCCGCAACATAAGGCTCATTTGTTATTTGAGCTGAAGTGTGGGCGCTGCGGTCAGCGCGCTGACTTGGTACCGCTGGAATTGAGCGAGGACATCAAGAAGCTGGCCAGGTGCAAAGACTGCCTGTCGCTGGAAGCTCGCGAGCAGGAACGCAACTTGAGCGCGCAAGCCAGAGTCTTCAAGAAGGCGCAAGTTCCACTCTTAACAGACATAAAGCCGCTAAAGCGCAAAGCCTGGAAAGCGAAGCTGAGGAGCGAGGCCAATTAAACCGGAAGTATGTACTGTACAGGTTGCCCCATGACGCGCTCATCGCTTATAGTTCTGAAAGTCGGGATGGCGGGCTCTGCCCCCGCACGAACCGTTCTCCCTAAGAGCAAGGGCGGTTCACCGGATTCCAAGTCCGGCGCGTCTACTGATTTCGCCACATCCCGTCTGTGTCGTGTGTGTTTGCCCGCTACGGGCTGGGGTTACCGCCCCAGCCTCGTAGCCCAACTCAACGGGCACTATCACGAGCGCGCTGCAAGCCGGATTCACTTCAAGGCAGCGGCCCTACCTCTTAGGCGGCGGCATTGTTCTTATCTCCATCAGCGGCATTACCATCCCCGGACTGGGCGGCTAATGCCCGGTCCGAAGCCCTATATTAAACAACCTAAAGACAAACAGAAGCGCCAGTGGCGCACGAGAGGAAAATGACGCTACAGCAACGGGCGATTGCCCTAGACGCGGCGCGCGTGGTTGGTGCCACGATGGACCGGCTGAAGAGCAAAGAGCGGACACAGCGGATTGCGACCCAGCGCCAGGAGTGGGTTTGGCTGATGCGGCGCGCAACAGGGATGAGTTATCCACAGATCGGGAAAGAAGTGGGGCGCGACCACTCGACGATTATTCACAGTTATAACCTAGTAGAGCAGCATTACAACAACGGAGCGCACGACCGCCTAGAGCGAGCCTTAGTGGAAGTTACCCCGCGCGTGCTTGATCCGCTGGGCGCGGAGTTTTGTAACTTCGACCCGCTGCCGGTGAAAAGACGAACTCCTCCGCAAACCGAACTAGGCAAGTTGGTTTATGGTTTCGAGATCCAGCGAGAAGAATGTCAACGGCGACTTGAAGCATTGAATATCGCCATAAACCGGCTGGGGGGAGCCGATGCGACGTGAAGTCGACGGACTACTTCGCGGAGATTCCTGATCCAATCCATCCATCGCAGCACTGGGATCGGTATCCTGAATCGACGTGGCAGCGCCGTTTAGCCTATGCGGTGCTGCTCAACGGTGTCGCCGTCAGTCAGGGCGTTTTCGCTGAGCGGGAATTGACGCGGAGCCAGCGCAAGAGGGCCGTCAGCGATGCCCGCCAATGGCTGCGAAGCTCGTTCAGCGGGCCTTTTTCACGAAACTGGTGCTGCGATATCCTTGGTATCGACCCAGAGGCTCTAGGGGCGGGTGTGCGCAAATTCGACGGGCAGATAAACTTGAAGGTGCTGACGAACAGGGAGAGCATCAAACACGCTCGCCCGTCAGCATATCGGGTTAGGGCTTGAGCTTGGCCAAGGCTTCGAGAACGATTTTCTCTATTTCATCTAAAGCATGTTCGTAGTCATCTTCAGGCGTATTTACATTAGATAGAATTTTGGAAGTTCGCTCCAGCGCTTCGATTGCGATAGCGAGCTGGCCGCGCAAATGCGGCGCAGCGAGAAACTCCAAGTCATGGGATGCGATTTCTGCTAGTAGGCTCGGCACGGCATTGACCATCTTCGCGAACACGTTGGACACGAAACAGAATGCCGCCTCAGCGAGTCGCGCCATTCGGCTTTTTGTTCTGCGGTTAGTGGTTCATTCATGGCTTATTGAGTCCTCGAAATTAGAGAATGTGCGGGTCAGGTCCGGTCAAAGCCGGGAAGCGAGTAACCGAACCTGACCTCAGCCGCGAAGGTGAGGTGGTCGAAGAAGAGGGTTGTCCCCGTGGCCTAGCTCAGAGAATTTCCGAGCAAGCACGCCCTACGGCGTCGGTTCGGCTCACAGGGATGATTGTACAGTCATAATTCCTCACTTGAGCATGGCAGTCAAGTACGCTTTGCCCACCCGTAGCACATATCGCTCTCTGGCTTGGATGGTGGCGCGGAGTGGTGCTGAGGGCCATAGATGCGCCTCTTGCGGTCTAGCCAAGCCGCGATACCCAGCCAGAACAGTGTCCCGCCGCAAAAGCCGATAAACAGGCCGACGAACGCATATGCTAAACAGTCGAATCCTAAGTTCATGATTGCTCCTTCATCATTTGGTGCCGCGATAATGGTACGCAATTAATCCGATCAACTAATTCATAAAGGCATGTAATCTCGTAAACCAATGAGCTAGCTCCGTAAGGCTCTGACTGTCGCCATTCGTGATGCTTGAGATATTCGTCACGTATGGACTCTAAAAGACCTATAGCCTCGTTGAGCTTTTTAAGGACGTGAGAACGTTTCACTGCAGATCCACCTTCACTTGCAAAACCCCCCTCGACTTGAGCCAGAGTACGGGTTGTATTGCGGCCGTATCCTTGGACCATGGCGTTGGTTCTTCGTGGCCATCGGGGTACAGGGCGACCCAGGAGTCCGCACCGCGGCGAATAACGACTGATTCGGGGTTCATAATCATTCACTCCATTCGTAGCATTCAGCGAACGGGAGGTTCTCAACGCGCGGAACACCAAGCTTTATCGAATCACCCAACACGCCATCGCTGTCTAGGATTAGACCGTACTTGCGAATAGCTGCCCTTTCGGCAAGTTTGCGCGCCTGCTCTTCAGTTTTAGCGACTACAACTAACCAAGAAGAGCCATAGGAAACTTCATAAGGCTCGTTCCAGATATAAACCTTCATGATGGTTGCTCCTCGTCGATTGTGGAAGCGTGATCCTTGGCCTCAATTTCGACCAAAATTGATACCTGGGCGATTCCTGATAGTGCCTCCGATGTGAAAGCATCGGAAAAGAAGGGCTTTTTAGGGCGTTTTTTCTTGAGTTTTTCTAAGATTATCTCTAACACGTGCACGGCCAGCCGATATTGAGCTTCACTCATAACCATTGCCTCACGATAGCCCAAGTACGGGCAGGAAAATGCCGGGCGATCTGGTAGGCCTGGTCGAAGGTTTCGAAGGTATGAGGCCAGCGCCGGTAGCCGCCCGCGTGAAAATAGGTGATTATGTAGCGTTCCATTAGTTTTCACCGCGCGGTGAAACTTGAGCTTCGACATAGGCAGCAGCCGCCAATAGGACGAGTAGGGGTAGCGCTGCGCCGACAGCGATGATCATAGCTAGCCTTTTCATTACGATGCTCATGATTGCTCCCATTGGGTAATAGTCCAAGCGCTAAGACCACGCGCGGTTAGCCGTAGGCCGCATTTAAACGCGCCCTCAAGGGTTTTAAACTTACGGCTGTACTTATACCAACGGCCGCCCGACCAGCGATAATTCACTGAATAGCTCATGATGTTTTCTCCTCCCGTGTTAAGTGGTGCTGGGCTAAATGCTCACGGCCGCCCGTTTTCGACCATCGTGCGTGAAGCATCCACAATCGCCCCCCGTGCAGGTGCAAGGCGTAATAGTGCAAATAGGTGAGAGCGATTCGAGCGTCCAGCTACCGGAGCAGTCCCGCATCTGGTCGCGCGGCGTTCCTATCGGACAGTCCCAGGTATGCTGCATTGGTGGCTGTACGCTAGGCTTGAGAAACAATCTCCAGCCGCAGCCATTGCAAAACCAGACGTGCGGACCCTCTTCCTCAATTGCGCTATCGACAATCCATCGCATGTAAAATTCTCCTTTAGGTGGCGCTGGCCTTCCTTGGCTACCAGCACCTGTCGCCTACTCGACCAAGGCGAGCTAGGGGTTAGGCGACCGTTAAGCTTCCGGTTTGTGCATGACGGCGAGAAACCCAATTTCATAATCGACGTTCCGCAAGCTCGCCGGTAGACCCTTCGATGGCACGCAAATCCCGTTTCTTTCCCAAGAGTCGTACTTGCCGCTAGGGACGCTGATAACGAGCACTGCGCCACGCGGGTCGCCCCCGAAATGAGGCGTGAAACAAGGACCGTCTTCTCTAATCTTGTACTTGGCGAGCAGCGCGGTTAGCTCGCGTTCGATACGCGCGGTCTGGCGGTCAATTCGCGGTATGTCTTGATGACAAATAACGTCGCTGGTTTTTGTGGCGGCTGAGATCCCGCAGTATTTACAGCGCTGACCGTCTTCCGTCAGTGAATGCTCGAAATTACCGTCGCAGCAACAAAGCTCTTCCTTGCGCACGCCTGGGCATTGCACGCGGTCACGGTCAGCGGCTTCGCTGGAGCAGGAAAGCTCCGCATTACGTTGCAGTGTATTTGCCCGCGCCAGGATTGTGCGAATTGTCGTGATTGGCAAGCCTTCCTGAGTCATAGTGGCGATGAATTGTTCGCGTTCTTGAGAGTAGTTCATGGTTCGATTCTCCCTAGATTGAATCGGGTTACAGAGTGGTGGTGCGAGGTTAGGCCAGCTCAACGCCCCAAACTTCGTTTTCGATCAGCGTCAGCATTCGGCGGGCATTCTGTCCTAATATTTTGTCGAATGACGCGCGAACATACTCGCGGCGTTCTTTTTCGAATTGTTCAGGCCGATGATCGCGCATGGCAGCGATAACAGTGCGCGCCCGTGGAAAGCCTGCCTCTTCTTCCTTCAGCGTGTTGTATAGGCCGATGCTCCAAGAAAGTGCCCATTATCTTAATCTCCCCTAAGCTATTGACCGCTGTTAGCGGCTACCAAGCTGCCGCAATTCTTGGCTAATCTCAAAGATTCGATTCTGTGTACGATCCCATTGCGGATCGTCGGCAGGAATCCACTTAGCGGCGCGTCTTAAATTAAGCCGATTGCGTTTCAAGAAGTCGATCCGGGTTTGCACTGCGTCGGTGGCCATCGTCATTTCTCCCCTAGTTATTGGCGCTGCTAGGCTTCGATCCGTTCGGTTGACTCGCCACCATTGCCGACATGCTCGCGCTTGATCTTGCCGTTATGGAGCAGAATGATTCCCGCCGATTTGTGCGTCTTGAGATAGCGGTCAAACTTGCACGATGCCTGCATGTAGTTATTGCCTTCGTAAACCGACCCGACGCCACCTACGATTACTCTAAAGATTGCCATCTTATTCTCCCCTGCTTGGTTATTGACGGCACTATCGCCGCTATCAGACATTCCACGCATCGGCTCACTAACGGCCGATGATTCGTCAACGTCTGCATAAGACCCGCTAGGGACGCGGGTTTCGGCGATTAACGCCTCGTCAGTTATGCTTTGAATAGATCGGCGATAGCGGATTCTTCCTTGATAAGCCGCGCCAGTACTGGGTCAATTGGCTTGTGCTCCACGATGACTTGTGACTGATCCGTGATGACGTGTTGGAATTTTCCGCAGTTGCAAACCATCACGGAAGCATTAGGACGCCGCGCTATGAAGCGATGGGTGTGTTTCGTTGCCATGTTCTTTACTCCTCGCCTAATAAAGGCTCGTCAGTTATGCTTCGATTTCGCAGCCTTCGTCGTCGTAGTCTTGCTCGATTTCTTCCGCTAGTTCCGCTGGTCCGTTGACTTGATGGAGCGAAATCGCTGCGACGATATTGCGATGGTCTGTGAGGTACTGCGCGCCTTCGATAGTCCAGTTGCCGTTCGAGTAGACGTACAGATAGATTTCGCAATCTTCCATAATATCGTCAGCATTTTCGCCGTCTTTTGCGGCTGCGAGATCCATCCGAGTATCGAAACAACCACGATAAGCGGCATTCAGGCTCGTCCACGATTCGCGTGCCACTTGAGCTGAGAATTCTGCGACTTGTTCGTCTGTCATGTTCGTAACCTCCATGTCGCCAATGTACTGCTATCACGATATCTTGTCAATAGGTGTATCTGATAATTCTTCTAAATGGTTGGATTGTGCTTGATTTGCTTGAGTTTTATTTTTCACCGCGCGGTGAAGAAGTGAGCGGATATACCCGGTGACAACGGCAGCCGCGCTAGTGTCATTCTCAACGCACCAGTGTTTGAACGCCCTAGCCTCATCCGCTGAGAGACCAGTGCGCACATTCTTATAAGCCTGTGATTGTGTAACCATGTCCGCATGGTAGACTAGTTGCGCACGCGCGTCAATCGCGCTACCCTCTAAAGGCGTGGCAACGAACTACACGAGCAACCTAGAATCGCTGCTTATTGAGCGATACACGAGCATGATATTGGCAATGTTTAATATTGGTGGTGCTCACGAAACAGTGCTGGGCTGGCGTGCTTGGGCCTATTACCAGACGCTAGGCTTACAGCACGGGATTTACTGGTAGGATGCATATAGATTATGTCAACCGCCACACGTACAACCAAGCAACGGCCACCTGCGCCCGTTGTAAGCGTCCATTCCAGCGTCCTAAGCTAAGCCAGCGCACCCGTTGCCCCCGCTGCGCCCAACGTGAATACGAGGATATGGAGCTGACCAGGAGGGTGCTCAAGAGCAAGCCATGACCGACGAACAACTAGCCGAGAAGCTAATACGCATGGCCTGGGCGCTAGAGCATTTTGATGATGATTTATGCGCAGTCCTACGTGAGGCTGCCCGCCGCATCGCGCCTCAACCCTCGCCTGCGCCCTACGAGCTTCCATGGAAGCCGCTATGAAAGGCCAAATGCCAGCCTGCGCCCAATGCGGCAGCCGCCCAGGGAGTTTACAAAGGTCACGCGGCAAGCTGTTATGTAGGGAGTGTCACCCGCGCACGCGGTATCATCGCAAGCCCCTAAAGACGCCAGCAAAGGTAAGATGATGAAGCTGATAGAAGACGTAGCTACGGGTAAGCGTCCTAACCCACTTTTGTCGGAAATTCTTGAATGGGAACCAATCCCAGAAGAGAAGTTAGTATATCTCAGAGAACGGCTTCGTGACCGGCTATACACAACCATCATGAAGGCTTTTTTACGAAGGGTTGAGCTGAAAAAGGACTTCAAACAATCCGACCTTGCTATCCGTATTCACAGGACCCAAGCGCAGATCGCCCGCTGGTTTAGTGGTGCAAGCAATTTAACGATTGACTCAATTAGCGACCTGTTGGCTGGCGTGGCCATGGATATCGATGATTTTCCAATTACGCCTATTGAAAAGACGGTCCAAGTAGAATCGCCCTCTACAGGAACAAGGGTTGAGCTGAAAAAAGAACCCCAACTCCCCCATCTTCCATTGAATCCACTAGAGAGTTCTCCCAACCATCGGACTACGACGCCAAGTCTACGCAACACGCGCCCGCAATCGCTTCTGGGCTACACTAGGCTATCCTAACCTCGTCAAAGCACGTCAGCAACGTGCGGCTAACTGGCTCAAGTGCCAGCCGTTCTGGACTGAGGAGATGCTCGACTATGGCGAGAGTGAAGCACCTGAGCACCTGCCTGTGCCCGGAGAAGGTACCCCTTCGAAGGGCGGGGGACCCTGACGGTGGGGTGGTTGTACCCCCTGTCGAGAGCGGGACTACGGTGGCGTATTGTCTCTCAGGCCCACTAGGGGGTAGTGGCCACTACAGGGTAGTTGACACAACTAGGGGGTAGTGCTTTACTAGGGGGTAGTGAAAGTGACTTGCCCATCCTGTTCTTCCACATTTGAACCTGTCGAGTTTAGGGAGATGGGTGCGCGGCGATGGCTGGGAAAGACGAAAGAGGAGAAGTTGGCGCATGCCCGAAAAATGCTCGCCGGAAAGAATCGCGGCGGTGCTTCAGCATCGGAAGCGGTTGGCGGAATCGTTCAGCGGAATGGACAGTCTGCAATTCCGGTCGTGTATAGCGATGTGGCTGGCCGACCTCTACGACTTGGTGGTGGATCACGACCAGCAGTTGGAGAGCCTGGACCTGCCACTGTGCTGAAGTACGAATGCCCCCGTCATCGGAAATACGATCTCGGCTGCGAATTCTGTAGAATGGCGAGGGGGGAATGACGAAATTTACCTGCCGATGGATTGGTCATCGATGGGCGCATCCGATTGAAGAATGGGACGAGCTATACTTATTTGGCAGCCCCCTGAAAACTGGCCACTGCCTCCGTTGCGGCTTTGAGTGGAGCGAACTAATGTTAGTGGCACGTCGCCGGTACGATAACAGAGATGCCTGACGAAGAAATCCCGCCACGCCCAGAGGAGAAGAAGCAGGCTCCCAGGGCCTCCAAGGAGGCGGCGCAGGAAGCCTATGCCGAGATGGCGCAGGAAGAGCGCAAGCACCTCCGGCTGCCCGTCAGGGCTATGTTCAAGAAGGCGGCCCAGCTAAGGGCGGACGCGCAGCGGCCGGAAATCAACCCCCTGCTGTTCTATAACCTCATGGTGGACATGTACAAGGAATCCCGTATGTGTCTCAACCGGACCAAGCTGACGCAGACCATCGGGAAGATCTACAACCCCCAGAAGAAGCGCTGGGAGACCACCTTCACCGTAGACGATAAGCTGGTAATGGAGGCCATTAAGTGCACATCACAAATCATCAAGGACTTGGAGGAGATGCGGCAGGGGATGGCGGCCGAAGACACCGGTATTCCGCGCTGGGCAATCGAGAAGATCGAGCAGGGCCTCAAGAACCACCCCGAGGCCCGTCTGGCCCTGCTTGAGAGCCTGGCGGCAGGACAAGAAAAGGACGCCGTACGATGATGCGACGACGACGCTCCCATGTCTTTAAGCCGCGCGGATGCCTCCTGTGTCAGAAGCCACTCAATACCCGCGAAGAAATAACGTTCGTTTTACCGAATGACTACACGGGGTTCTGTTCGGGATGTGCTGAGCGATGGCGCATCGATTGGGAGCCGAACGTCTATTTCCAAGGATTCGCCAACAGGCATGGCGACGCCCTGAGCTTCAATGGCCGGTCGTGGGAATTCAAGCCAGCAAAATGGCGCTTCAAGGAAGCCCTCACCGCGCTGGTGTTCGCTCGGATAAGGAGCAAAGCCGCATGATAATTCAGTGGGATGTACTACCTCATGAAGAACAGCGTTATGAAACTTGCGGGGATTGGTTTTTCACCGGCGATGTGTTGCGCGTAGTGGTCTCCAGGCTCTCCGACCCCCGCTATGAAAAGCTAATCGCTATCCATGAAACCATCGAAGCCATGATCTGCCAGCAGATGGGTATCGACGAGACGGATGTAACAGCGTTTGATGTTGCCTACGAGGAGTGCCGCAATCTCAAAATCTCCGCTCCCTGTGGCTGCTGGATAAGCCCCCACTCTGAGCCGGGGGATGATTTACACGCCCCCTACCATAAGGCTCACGTAGCTGCGACCCGCTGCGAGCGTGAGGTGGGGATAGCGTGGGGCGTCAATATGCGCCAGTACGAGAATGAGGTAGAGAGTCTATGACTTCCCTCCAGCCGCGCGTGGTTATCAATCTCGAATGCTCAAGCTGCGCCGAAATTGGCGAGGATGTCGACCTGCATGAGGCCAAGGCCGCTGGCTGGGCATTCGACGGTCCCCTGATTGACGATGCTGAGAAAGTCATTCTGGTAGGCTATTCATGGGCGATGTGCCCGCACTGCACCGGCCTGGACCGCGCCATCACAGCGCGGGGCAAAATGCGCGCGATTTACAGAGATAAAACGGTGCGCAAGGTAATGGATAAGCTAGAGGCTCACTTAGCTCAGTTCCGCGAAGCGGGCGACTGGGGGGAGGAAGATTGAGCCGAGCCAGCCTTGACGAGATGGAGAGTTTATGACCTTTAAGCGACAATTGGCGAAGTGGGTCGAATTCCGTCAACAGAATAGCTACTCGAAGCCGGGCCAGTCGGAGATGTTGCGTGCTCGTCAAGATCGTCGGCGTATTTGTCGGTTATGCGCGAATGCTTCGCGAAGTCCTGAAATTCGAGGTCTGCCGCGCTGGGCAAAAACTCGGACGCGGCTAGCTCCGACCATGCGCATGGTGTGGCGTGAAGCTGCATCGCGGAAGAACCCCACCAGCAAAGCGCGACACTATGTCCCGATGGTGGTCCCCGTCTGATGAGCCGAGCCAGTCTAGACGACCTTCGCGCGGCCCTTCAACGGAGCGAAGCGTGCGCTTCCCACCCGCCACTGGCGCGGTCTCAAACCCCCGATGAGGCTGCCCAGTGGTGGGAAAGGGTCCGGCACTGCTCAGAGGGCATGCGTCGGGAGCACCTCCGCTGGCTGGGTCGCAACGACCTCTGGTTCCTGCTGGTCTACCTGCTCAACCGCAGACACTTCATGGCCGACGAGCGCAAGACCAAATGGACCTTCGAACGTTGCCGCGAAGTCCAGGCCGACCCGAATAACCACCTCGATATCTGGCACCGGGAAGCCTACAAGTCAGAAATCATCACCTTCGGCCTAACCATACAGGATATTCTCAATGACCCGGAACTCACGTTCGGCTTCTTCTCCCACACCCGCCCAATGGCCAAAGATTTTCTCGTACTCATTAAACGAGAATTCGAGGGCAACGACCTCCTCAAAGAAATCTTCGACGACATTCTCTGGCAAGACCCCAAGCTGGAGTGTCGAGCTGCGTCCGTCTCGTGGTCAGAAAATGATGGTATTACTGTCAAGCGACGGGGTAATCCGAAAGAGGCTACAATTGAAGCCTGGGGACTCGTTGACGGCCAGCCCACTGGAAAACGGTATAAACGTCTCGTTTATGACGATGTTGTCTCGCGTGACTCCATCTCCGAAGTAATGATCCATCAGACCAGCGAGCAATTCGACAACTCGCTGCTCCTAACCGCCTCCGACCCCCCGATCTTCCGTTACATCGCTACCTTCCAGGAGATTGGCGATACCACCCAGCAGCTCATCGACCGCCATGTGGGCGAGCTGCGGATGCGCAAGCCGCTTGATGGAGAGGGTAAGCCCGCCTGTCTGAGTGATGAGAAGTTTGCGTGGTTCAAGCATAACCTGAGCCCCAAAGTCTTCGCTCTCCAAATTCTCCTAGACCCGAAGCAATCTATCGATGCCAGCGAGATGGGCTTCAGCACCGAATGGCTGGAGTACTGGGACGAGGAGCCTACCCGTGCGGGCACCAACGTCTACATCGTGGTCGACCCCGCCGGTGAGGCGCGGACGATCAATAGCAATAGTCGTTTCGCTATGTGGGTGGTCGGCCTCCGTGCCGATAAGCGCATCTATGTGCTTGACGCCGCCTGCGACAAGTACGACCTCGCGGAACGCTGGCAAGTCCTACTAAAGGCGGTCGCCAAGTGGGAGCCGCTGAAGGTCGGCTACGAGAAGTACGGGATGCAGAGCGACATCGAATACTTCCGCATCGAAATGCGCAAGACCAACGAGTCATTCCCCTTGGTAGAGCTTGGCGGTCTAAAAGATAAGGACAGCCGGATCGACCTACTCAAGCCGCCCTTCAAGGAAAAGCGCATCTTATTTCCGAGCAAGGGCATTCGCAAGAAACTGAAGGATGGAACTGAGGTGGATTTGATCCGGCAATTCATTGACCGGGAGTACAGCTTATTTCCGTACACCAAGTCCAAGGATATGCTGGATGCCCTCGCCCGTCTCTTCGATCCCGGTTTCAATGTGACATACCCAAGGCGTTACGGCAGCAACAGCGGTGAATACGGGTCCGCCGATGGCTCAATCGACGGTGGTATGGGTGGGTGGATGAGTGGGTGATCATAGAGCGACAGTCAAGATTAGTTTTGATTTCCACGGCAAAGTCTATGAGATGGATTCGTGGATTAACTGGACGGACTACGGCAGCGAATGTTCGGGAGTGGACCAGCGGGTTATCGATTTTTTCCGCGAGGCGGCTGCCGATGGATTGGCTCGCTATAACCTAGAGGTGCTAGATTATTGGGCTGAGCAGGCCAAGAAAAGACAGGAAACGTCGGAACGCGCAGAATTGGTGCGGCTAAAGGGAAAGTACCCCGATGGCTAAGCGTCGCACGCCCCATTGCGCCTCTGCGTGGCATTTTCAGCGCTGTCTCTGCAAGCACGAGCGTCAGAGCCACCAGAGCGAAGACGGAGTGTGCATGGTACGGCCGCCAAAGTGCGACTGCCGGAAGTTCGACCTAGCCCCCGGCTACCCAGTGTTTGAGAGCGAAGAAGCAATGAAAGCGTGGGCGAATGCCCAAGGGAGAGTGTGATGGACGACTCGAAATGGATTGATGAAGAGCGGGACGCCCATACGGTGATATGGTCTTGGCCCAGGACCAAGATGATCTACATCAAGAAAAGGGTTTTCAACCCGCAGGATTACGGGGTGGTCGTGATTGACACATTCAAGGATGCGGAGAAAATCGATTGAGGGACGAACTTAAACTTTGCCAATGCGGGCAGCGTCACAAGTGGGGCATCATCCGCTACTCCGAAGATAACGTGCCACTATACGGAGCATACCCCGCTGAGAATGGTTGTAGAGACTTCCGCGCCGTTGAGGAGGGCAACGAAAACCTGCCCGCGATGACTGCGAAGGATACCGAAGAGTTGTGGGCGGCGACGAACTTCCTCAACGCCCAAGTACCGACTGCAACCCGGATAGCCATTAACCAGATTATGCAAATCGGTAAGGGTGGAGACGGGTTCTTTGCCAAGCTGTTCGGCGTAGGCAAGGGGAGCTTGATGGAGAAGCAATGGCCTGAATTTATGGGCCTGGTGCTTTCCCAACTCACCGACGTACGCGGCGCGATGATCCGCGAAGACTCCAAGTTTGCGCACTTAATCGCCCATACCGACGAAATCGTGGAATCGATGCGCGGGGTGGTGCAGCTCTCGGAACGGCTTGAGACCTTGGCGCAGATGCAGAGTCGCATTATGGATCAATTGGAAAGTATCGAAGCGCGACTTTCACCGCGCGGTGAAGCGGATAATGCCGAAAAAGCGCGAGTGTTTAGCCAAATCACCAAGCCACTATGGGACGAGCCGATTCTGACCGATGCCGATGAATCTTGAAATCTTTGAGCCCAAGCCGGAAGAACTCCATGAGTTTTGGCCGTTCATTAGGCGTGGCCTTGAGGTAATTAAGAAGCGTATTCAACCTAATTGGATACCGGAAGACGTTTATTCGATGCTCCGCGCCAATATGGCGACCTGCACAATTGCCGCTCGGACTCCCGGTTATGGTGAGTCGGGCCTGCCGTGGCAACCTCGCCGTCTCCTTGGCTTCGGCATCTACTCCAAACAGTTCCGTCCCTTCTCCTTTGAGCCCGAAGGTTTCATTTGGGCTGCATGGAACCTTCCGATGAATGAATGGCTGCCCGAGGACGATATGCCCGCCACGGTAGCCGCTACGCGACGCCATGTTGGCATTCAAATACAAACGGCGTATGGTACAAACAAGATAACGTGGGCCACACGCTACTCAAGGGCCAAGGCATTCTTAGCTAAATTTGGGTGGCGACCAGCCTACGTGACGTTTCAGGTAACCGTAGACGAATATATCAACCCCACGCCAACGGATGTCACAAAGTTAAAGCGTATGTTTAAGTTATTCGGAGCGGACAGTGAATAAGCAGCAACAGCAACCAGTTACGCCTCCGACGCCGGGTCTCCAGTACACTCCGAATCAGCAAGTTGCTCCGCTCACGCCTCAGCAGACCCAGGCCATGCAGATGGTCAGCAATCAGGCGGGGCCGACTCAGAACTTTCTCAACAACACCATCGGCACGCAAGACTACATTACCAGCGGCGGTCTGCTCAACCCGAGCAACCCATACCTCTCGCAATACTTTAATACCTTAGCTCAGCCCTTAACGGAGCAATTCGCCCAAACGACCGCACCCAACATCCTCGCAAACGCGGCTCAGACCGGAACCATCGGAAGCGCCGGTGAGAATCAGGCGTTCGGTAACGCGGAGACCGCCTTGGCTCAAGGGCTGGGCAATCTTGGCGCGGGTCTCGGATATTCCGGTTATAACACCGGTGTCAATGCGACGGAGACCGCAGCGGCCAATGCCCCCAGTCTCGCGAGCGGGGCCTTTGTACCAGCACAGCAGCTTGCAGAAAGCGGGCAGATTGGTCAGCAGCAGGCGCAGAACGTTCTCAATACCGGCTATAACAACCTTTACGCCTCGGGCGAAAGTCCATTCCAGCTACTTAATCAGCTAGGACAAGGCTTGGGGTTGGCCTCGGGTGGCACTGGCCACGGCGGGTCGGTTACAACTAATCCATATAGCGGCGCAGGTAAATAACATGGGCACGGGCGGCGGCGGTCAGCAATCCTCAACCACGCAGCAGAGTTCTCATCTCCCTGCCTGGGAAGTCCCAGCGGCAAAGGACTACTTGTCCTCACTCTTCGGATTGGTGTTCCCCGACTCAACCATGCCCAGTCAGAACCTCCCAAAGGGCTGGAATGTCGGAGGTAGCGGCGTCACTGATTCAACTGCCGGAACGACGGCTGGTGGTGGGGGCGGGCCGACACCAAATCTCCCGCCCCAGGGCGGTACTTTCGCGGGCGGGCAGCCGGTGCTCAACCAGTCAGTGGCGAGTAACTTTCTCGATCCAATGATTTCGGGGAGTCCTTACCTGCAAAACCTCTATGGAGCCAATCCAGCGGGAGTGCAGGGGGCGATGAGTCCGGCCGCCGCCAATCAGTTGCAAATGTTGTATTCGATGGGGGTGGGCTAATGGGCACCGATGTAATGAACTACGTCACTGGTGGCCTACAGACCGCCGCTGGCGGCCTTGCGACCGTGCTCGGCCAGCCTGAGCTAGGCATTCCGCTCACAGCTCAGGGCGCATCGCAGCTTGCTAACGCTGGGAATAAGGGCACGCCGGGAACTGGATTTGCCCAGCCGGGACAGAGCGGAACGCCGACTACGGCGCAAATGGCCCCAAGCCTCCCTTCGTGGATCAACCCCAGTCAAATTATCGGCGCGGGTACAAGTCAAGCCCAGCCGCAGGCCGCCCAACAGGACGGATTTCAGCAGGCGTTGGGATTGGCGAACTCGCTGGCCCCGGCCGCACAAATGGGAATGAATCAAGGGATGATTCCGGGCGGTCAGCAACCACAGCAGCAGCCTCAGCAGGTCCCGCCTCCGCAAATGCCGCCTCCGCGCCCCGCTCAGCCACAACAGCCGCAACAGCAAGGCGCGCCGTTTGGTGCTCCGAATGCGCCTGTCGGGACGGCGGGGGGCCAGCAGAAACCGCCGTTCTCTCCTCAAGTTCTCGCGATGATGGGGCTCGCCTAATATGGCCGACCCGACACAAGTAGATCCGACTCAGCAACAGACCCCCGCTCAGCAGCAGCCCCCCGCCCCGCAACCGTCCGCTCCTTCGGGGGCGGGCGGCCTTCTCGGTTCGCTGGCGGGGTTTCTGAATCATCCTGTGACACAGGCAGCAGCAGCAGCATACTTTGGTGCGCTCTCCGGCCCGCACCACGAGAGCATGACAGCTCGAATCGGCCAAGGTGGGCTGGAGGGACTTCAGACTTATCAGCGGGCGCAATTATTGAAGGCGCAGTTACCGTTGCTTCAGGCGAAAATTGGCCAGACGCTATCGACCACAGCAGCTAATAACGCTCGCGCGGCAGAACTACCTTCTCTAACAGCTTATAACCAGGCGCGCACACAGCAGCTCGTTGGCGACCCCCAAGACAACGCCAAGAACGCGCAAGACCTGCTCAATATGTCCGAAGGCGGCACACCGGAACAGCAGGCAGTCGCCAAAACGCTTCACGATTCTGTCGCCAGCGGTCGCATGAAGATGGTCGATGCGGTGAAGCTCTACGATCAGGGCAACGTGGACCAAGCGCGCATCGCATCCGCGAACGCTGAGGCGGAAGCAGCGAAGGCACGAACCCAACTAGTTCCCTACGAAAAGGCGAAGGACGTAGCACAGACCGGAGAAGCCGGAGCTGCTGCGCAGCGGGACGTAGCGGAAGCTCAAAACGTTGGAGCACTAAAGCCCGGACGCCAGAAAATCTATAACATCGCTAACCCGACTCAAACGAAAGTAGTGCAAGTTAGCGGTCCTGATTGGTCACCGCCGGAGGGCTGGGCGATACCGGGGGATGCCGCACCCAAGGTGGCAGATCTTAATGCGAAGTTAAATACAGACCTAAATACCTTCTCGGGTCGCAATCCGGTCCATCTCTACACAAACACCGATGATTGGGTTAGGGACGCCGCAAACTACGCAGTTCAGCAAGGGGCAGACCCAGCCAAGGCGCAAGCAGCGGCATCCGCACTAGCACGGCAGGCTCCAGCGACACCACCGATCCCTCCTAATTCCAAACCCGTGCACGATGCAACAGGAAAACTAATCGGGTTTACGCACGATTAGCATGGCAGGCGGACTTATAGATTTCACGGGCAAGGCGCTCCCGCCAGGGGCGACCGTAGGTGCGCCTGCCCCTGCCAGTGCAGCCCCCGCCCCCGACAAATCTGGGTTGATAGATTTCACGGGCAAATCTCTGCCGCCTGGGGCGACCGTAGGTGGTCCGCTGGGTGGTCCAAATGCAGAGATGTGGGCGGCCCCTAGTCCCAGCGTCCGGGCGGCTGAGAATATTGGCACGATGGGCCTGATGGGGGCGGGCGGATTGCTCGGTGGTCCCGTGGGTGCAAGTCTCGGTGGAACTGTCGGAGATATTGCCTCTGAAGTCGGGAACTATGCGGCCTATGGCGGCCAGAAGCCGGTAATTAATCCGAGTACTGTCCAAAAAGACCTGCTTCAGAACATGGGCGGCGTTGCGGTAGGTGAAGTTGCTGGCCCGGTAGTGTCTAAGGGCCTAGCCAATATGGGTGGCGACATTATCGGTAAGCGCGCCCTTGGCCAAGCAGCCCAAGAGACTGCCGAAGAAGCCGGACAGGTTGGTCAGAAGGCTTACGAGAAGCAGGCAGGGGCGAACCTCAAGGAACGCACCGATACCTCAATAGCGGCCGGTGAGACACTGGGTAAGGCGCAGGATTCTCTAGCCTCGACTCGGGCGAATGCGGAGCAAGGAGCGAACGAGAAAATCGGTGGCCTCAAAGATAAGGTAGCGCAGGAGCTTCAGCCAGAAGCCCGCCAAGCTGCGATTCAAGATTCGCTGGGACGCTCGCCGGAACAGACACAGAAATCAATGCGCGGGACGATGGAAACCACGCCAGAAGGCGTGAGTGTCCCCGGCCCCGGTATGACGAATCGCCAAACCGACTTCTGGAACTCGGTTTACCAGCCGATCCACAAAATGTCGGATGCGCTCGGGTCTCAGTACGACAAGCTTTTTGAGGGCGTGGCGGATCAGCCTGCGAACACTACGGCAATAGCAAGGGCGGTTGAAGAAGAGGGCGCATATTCTGCGACTCATGGGGTAAGTTACTCGCCCGCAGTTCAGAAACTGCTCTCTCGCGCGGATGCAATGGGTGGCAAGGCTCCCGAAGTAAGCTTCACCGGGTCGGCGGGGGCGGAACGGTTTGGGTCATTCCAACTTACTAACGAACAAATCGCTCAAATGAACGCCCAGGCGGGAAAGGGTGGGTCTCTAGCTGGCGAACCAGCGACGACGATTAATCAACTTCGCGGTCTCCGCTCCGACGCCTCAGCGCTTGTTTCTAGCTCTGCCAATGGCCGCGATAAGGCGGCCGCTCAGAACATCGTCGATGCGGCGGATGACGCGCTTGAGCAGTCGAACGTGCTCAGCCCCAAGGGTCAGGCTCAGCTCAAGGGGTTGAACGGCAAATGGCGCAGTTACAAAACGACTTTTGACCGTTCGCTGCTTCGTAAGATTGGCTCGACTAACGAACCGGTGGACGCAGCATCCGAAATTTTCGATGACCCAAAGCGCTTCTCACTGCTAACGGCGAACGCGGACAAGGATCAACTTTCGACACTACGCCGGACCTATGCAGATTGGGTTAATACGGCAGGCGACAAGGTAATCAAGGATACGCATGCACCGGATTTGCAGAAGCTATTCCCTGGAACGCCGCTCGCCAACCCGAAGTCGTGGATTTACCTAGACAAGAGCCTGACGAAGTTCGAGGATGTGATTCGCAGCAACCCGCAGGTTCAGCAAAAAGCATTGCGGATCTATCAAGAACAGCTTCGTAACATTCGTTCGAACGCCGCGCAGTCGGTAGTGGACGATGCGACCAAATATCTGCCGAAGTTAGGCAATACCGGCCAGCGCATCATTGCTCAAATGAAGGCCGCCAAGACGCCCGAAGAGGCGGCAGATATCGCGGCTAAGGGTATCGAGGGCATGACACCCCAGCAGTTGGGGCAAGAAACGATGCCTGTGCAGAAAAGCCCTGAGGCAGCGCAACGCGAAGCGATCATAGGAACTCAGTCGCCCAAGGCAGCGCAGCGCGGAATGATTCCACCGACCACACCTGATGAGGCGGCGATTCAAGCGATTCAGACCGGCCAGAAGCCAAAATCGGGCGGTGGTGGCATTATGAGTAGGATCGCCCGTAACTATCCGCTCTATGTGTTGGTCAGCGCCGCGTACTTGGCGGAGAACAAAAGCCCCTCACCCTATATGGGTGGCATGGCCATCGGCGGGTTACTGATGGCTGGGAGTGAGGGGATTCGTGGATCTGTCTACAAGTATCTTGCGGATCACCCCGAGAGCGCCGCGCGAATGTGGCAAGCGGTGACGAATCCTGGGACCGATAGCAACTTTAAGTATTTGATGAACATGGCGGCTAAGGCGAGTATTGCGAAAGGGATGGCGGGCGGGGCGAAGATGGCCACTGGTCAGCCGTTTGAGCCGCCCGAAGACAATAAAGTTGGCCCAGCAGTCAAGGCGACTGAGAAGTCCCGCGCTGAGGCAATCGCGCCCGTACCCAGTGCCAGCAAACGAGCAGCAGAGCTGAGCAAGGATATTCACCGCGCGGTGAAACCGGCGGACGTACAGAACGACCTCAGCCGGGGCCGTCTCTCAATGGACGAGGTAAAAAAGACTCTCCAGCACGCGGGCAAGGGAACCAGCGCCATGCTTGACGGGATACCCATTACCGAAGCCTTTGACGCCGTGGAAATGGGGACGCCGGAAGAAAAGCAGACGTTGGTTCCGCTACTCCAGCAACGAATGCGCGCTGAGATGGCCAAACAGAACGGCAACCGCACCATGCAGGCGAAGCTCGCGATGCGCATGAAGGCACTGACACAGGGAATGAACGCTCCGGCAGAAGCCAATGGGTGATAACGCTACATGTATTTGCGGGGCGAGCTTTAGGCCACGTATTCGGAACGGTGTGGCCGTAACCAAGTATTGCTCGCCGCCCTGTTCCTATACTGGTCGTACCAAAAAAGTGTCGCGACCATGCTTTCGCTGTGGTGTGCAAGTAACCCGTTCCCGGTCAAACATAATGGGCGAACGGATATATTGTTCAAAGAAATGCCGTCGTAACATGGTGGAACGTCCCTGCACTGGTTGCGGTAAGCTAGTTTTAAGAAAAGCTCATGTAGTACGAGTGCTCCGCAGATCCTTTTGTTCGCGACCGTGTATGTGGCGATTTAAGATCGGTGCAGAGCACGCATGTTTCGTTCATGGCCTATCTCGTACTAAGGAATATGGGCGGGCACGCGAAGCAAAGCGCCGTGCTTGGAAACGCGGGAATGGGGGTGCGTTTACCGCCGATCAGATATTGGACTTATTTGAGCATCAACACCACCAATGTTATTGGTGTCGCGAGATCCTGAAGAACGATTATCAAATAGACCACCGCGTTCCACTAAGCAGGGGCGGAAGGAGCGACATTCAGAATATTGTGCTGGCGTGTCGTCGATGCAATCGCCTGAAGAGCGATAAATTACCCGAAGACTTTGCTAGGGAAATTGGCCTATTGGTGGCATAGATGGGCGATAATGCGACATCTGTAGATTTGTATTCCAGAGTGTTTGGCTCGGGGGGTGATGGTCAAGGATTCATTACTGACCAAGTAACTTTATTAAATGACAGCCCCGAGGCAGAGAAGCGCGCCCAAGAGGTGATGAAGAATGTCGCCAAGGAGGAAGGGCCGCGCAATGCTTGGGCGGGTCCGGCGCGTGAGGATGCAAAGTATTACGACGGTCATCAGTGGGACGACGTTGACCGGATGGCGATGGAGCAGAAGAAACGCCCCGCCATCACCTTTAACGAAATCAAACCCACGATTAAGGCGGTCTCTGGCCTTGAGCGTCTAAACCGCACCGATGTTCGTGTAGTAGCCCGCGCCTACGATTCCGATGAGCAGATTGAGGCGATGGGCGACCTCGCCAGCGAAGCCCTCGCCACGAGCGACGACCTCTGCAATGGGGCGGAGGAAATGTCCCGTGTCGCGAAGCGTGCGCTGATCACTGGGATGGGCTGGGCTGAAGTCAAGATGGACTATACGGCCGACATAAACGGCCGGGTTATGTATGAGCGTCTTGATGAGTTCCAGATGGGCTGGGACTCGGACAACCAGCAGAAAGAAAACCTTGAAGACACTAACTACCGCTTCCGTAAGAAGCCCATCAGCCGCAAGGAATTCGAGAAGCGGTGGCGCGACAAGTGCGATGCGATTGATTCCACCACGCCAGAAATGCCCTTCGGCGGTACTAACAAGTACGAGCTGGTCACGCCTTATTACTCAAAGGCGAACGAGGACGCCAATCCGCAGGTGGGCGCGGGCACCAAAAAGGGCCTCGTTATCATTCAGTATCAGAAGCGTGATTACCGGCCGATCTATCGCTTCGTAGATGACACTTCGGGTGAGATGACGACGCTTGACGAAGGTAAGTGGAAGACTCTAAAAGAACGCAATGCGATACTCGGCACCCCACCCCCCGCTGCCGTCAAACAGATGCAGCCGATATACACGGAGGGGCTTTACTGCCGGGGTGTTGAGCTTGAGGAGCCGGTTGAACTACCCTGCGGTTTCTCCCTGCTTTGTCTAACGCTGGAGTGGGACGACGAGAAAAAGCGCTGGACGGGCCTTGTCCGAGACATGATTGACCCGCAGAAAACGATGAACAAGTCGCTTTCTTCTGCGCTCGCGTTCCACATTTCCAATGCCAAGGGCGGGGTTATCTTCAAGCCGAAGGCTTTTGATGATCCGGTGTTGGCACAGACTAAATGGGCACAGCCGGATGCCTGGATTCCTGCATCGGATGACGCCGACCTTGAAGCAGATATCCTTCAGCGCAAGCCCTCAACCATGCCGCCTGAGCTTCCGATGTTCTATTCGGAAGCCAAGAAAGCGATGGGTTCGACCAGCGGTGTTACCCCCGAAATGGTGGGGACTGCGACGGGTCAGACACCTTCGAACACGGCTGATAATCGGATTCAGGGGTCGCTGATCGTACTTGGAGACTTTTTCGACAACCTCAACCGCCATCGTCGTGAGCGTGCGATAGTGCAGCTTGAGTTTATTCGCGAGTACTGGTCACAGGGACAGCTAATCCAGGTGGGCGGCGACATGGCGTCGCAGTCCATTCCATTGTTCAAGGAAAGCCTGCCGGATCAGCGCGCCTATTCGCTGGTGCTGGACGACTCCATTCGTCACAACCCGAACCTTAAGGCCCAAATTTGGGACAAGATGATGCAGTCGGGTATAATTGGCGTACTAGCCAAGAGCGGGTTTGGGCAAGTGCTGCTGGCGTTGCTCAAATACTCGCCGTTCCCGTCTGTGGTGGTAAATACGATTCAGAAAGCGGTAGCGGCCAATCCGCCCCAGCCGAAACAAGGGAAGGGCAAGCAAGATCCTCCAGAGCTGATACAGGCGAATGTCGGGCTCAAGAGCGCACAGGCCCGTAAGGCCATTTCTCAGGCGCGAGAAATCGATATGCGCACTGGTCTCGCGGCTCCGCAGTTTATCGTGGACGCGGCCGCGCAAGGACATCAGGCACAGCAGGACAAGATACAAACGCAGAACAAACACAAGATTGATATGGCCTCAGCCTTAGCGAAGGGCATGGGTGTCGCAGGTGGGTTTGGAGGTCCGGCGTGAACGATCCGAAAGTAGTAGTGCAATACTTTATTGAACGGATTCAAGAAATGGCGGAACAATTGGACCCCGAGCAAATGCCGTATGACTTTCATCTGCTCTGCCAAGCACACGATATAATGACGGCGCTACTTCATCGAAATACCGTACCCACGATTGCCAAAACCCGATGCCTAGACGGTGGGTTTGGGAAACCGGTATGAGAAAGTTCATTCTATTGCCAGCAATGGACGCATATCGATTCCACGTCGTTGACCCCGAAACGGTCTCACTAATCGAGAATATGGAACGTCGTCCCGACCTACCGCAGCCGACATCGCAGCTTGCCCTGATGGTTGGAGGTGAACTCCTATATATCATGTCGCCGCTGGGGGGAGATGAGATTCTCAAGAGGTTGAACGATGTCTCGGAAAGTTTGTAAGTGTGGGTGTGGCGCGAAGCCGAATCGAGGCAAGGACTTTCTGCCCTATCACCATCTCCGGCTCCGCAAGAAAATGGCTCTTGGCGAACTTAAAGAAGCGCTGACAAAGCCCGTTGAGACGGGCGCTCTCGAAACCAATCTGCCCGCTGCCATCGAAGCTGAGAAATTTTTAACTCAGCACGAGAGCGCCCTTTTCGATGGGCCGTCCGCTGTTATTGGTGCAGTAGAGCTTAATCCTTTTCCTAATCCGGTTTTTAAGTTGGTTGAAGATGGACCGCCCGCGTATCCTGCCGCAATCGACCGCCGCCTCTGGCGCTTAGCTGAGGACCGCCCGAACACCCCACCGACTAATCCGTGGATTGAAACCAAGTGCGGCAACTGCCTAGAGCGGATGTGGGCACGCGACCCGGAGGCGACGTGGGAACGCGGAGGGCTATGCCAGGAATGCCTCTACTATATCGTTTCGGAGCAAACCCAAGCGCGAGTTAATGCGCAGAACCGCACTGCCCCGACACGGCGCGGATACGATCCCTTTAGCGGAATGCCAAAATGAAAATCAACGAAACGAAAGCTATCAAGCTCGCACCTAAGCGCCGCCGCAAGCGCAGGACATCCATCGATGCACAGATAATGGCCCGCGCCCGCGAAATTCAAGCATCGGGAATGGCGGCGGCAATGAATGCTGCTATCGGGCAGTTGGTGCTGGAGAAACTAACTGATATACAATCGCTCTTGGGGGCGACAGGCTACCAAGTAAGTGCTGGCCCTCCCCTGCCCGGTATAGCACGTACAGCGACTGCTCCGCCCCCGCTACAACAGCCAAAAGTCGAACATCCCTGTACGCAATGCGGAAGAGAGGGCGTCTATAGGACGCGCCCTAACAAATTCAACCCGCAAGGAAGCTGGTACTGCGCGGCCCACCAGGGGCTGGGCGGACGCTCCGATCTTGAAGATCACGTAGACGCCACCTCTGGCTTGATTCAGGGGCCGCCGCTAAAGAACGTTAAGCCGCCACCCGTAATAACGGTTATGCAACCGCCGCCGCCGCCGGAAGCCCATGCGCCAGCAGCCCCAACACTCCAGCAAGCAGCGGAAGATGATGTACTGAAGCAGGCAATGGGCCTCGCGGAGATAGCCGACACATGAGCGATAGATCGAATCTCAATTTCGTTGCGAAGTGGGACATCCAGGCCTTTAAGGCCAAGTGCGCCGACCAGCGGAAAATTGCGCTAGAGTGGCCCGCTTTCGACCGGCGCATGGGTGCTTGTGAGGAGTTTCACTGGACGATGGGGCCTTGGTCACTCACATTCTGTCTGGAAATCTGGCGCGATAAGCCAACGTGGCATGGAAGCGCCGCCGTAGTCGAGGAGATTGGTTACGAGACCGTCACGGGCAATCTCGGAATGAAGTACGAAGTACCCAAAGATGCACTGCTTTCAACATCAAGTTGGACGAACGTGCACAAGGAGCAGGCCCGCTTCGTACTTGCGGAAGTTTTTGGCGACATCCTGAGGCCCGGAGATAAATTTCAACCCGCAAACGAGGTGCTAGGCTTATGGGCCATGCACCATCTAGTTCCTTATCAAGGAGAACCCGTATGGAAGAGCAAACTCCACTGAAGCCTGAAGTTCAGACTCCCGATCCCATTGTAGAAATGAAGGCGCAGTATGACCGCCTTGCGCAAGAAATGCAGGGTAAGATAAACATCCTCCAAGGGAAGCTTCAGTGGGAAGTTAATGCGCACAAGGAAGCTGCGGAGAGGCTGGCTGGCTACGATGGGGCGAAGGCTCAGTACGAGAAGAACCTAGCTGCTGCCGCCGCCAAGCTTGACGTGCTTCAGTCTGACTACGACGAACTTAAGGCCAAGTACGACAATATGGTCAAGCAGCTTCCTCCGGGCAAGAAAGTCTCTGTGTATGTAGCCAAGGAGGGGGATAACAAGTGTCCACCCGTAGCTCCAGCGAAAGGACAGGAATGCCCAGTTTGTCACTGGATCTATGGAGAGAGCAGGGAGCCCCATAGCGTAGCCTTCTCAAAATGATCGATCTGTCGAACAAGGTCTGTCTTTTTTTCGACCCTTCGGCGGGGTTCACTCATATGGCCGAGGCTGTGGTGGGCGAGTTCGCTGAGGTGGTCTACTTTTCGCCGTTCGAGCAGGCATTCCCCTCATCGAAGGACTATCTGCCTGGTACTAATTTGGACGGTATTCGGAGGGCCTGGGACTTTTGGGATGAGGTCGATAGCGCGGATTTGGTCGTGTTCCCGGATGTTGGCAACGCGGGTCTCCAAGAGTACCTACGCCGCCAAGGAATGCCGGTATTTGGCTCAGCAGGAGCAGAAAAGCTCGAACGAGACCGCTGGTATCTCAAATCAGTGTGCAAGAAGTACGGAATTGACTCAGCCGAAGCGACGCCAATAACCGGAATTGATAATTTGCGAGCATTCTTATCCGAGCAGGACGACGTTCATGTCAAGTGTAGTTATTTTCGAGGGGACGGCGAAACCTTCCACCACACTAATCAGAATGAAACCCGCCGTCGCTTGGATGAGATTGCGCTCAAGATGGAACCTTACGGAGCTTCTGCGCAGTTTGTGGTCGAAAAGCCTATCGATACTAAGCCGTGCGTGGAGGTCGGTGCGGACGTACCCTGGACCGCTAGGGGCATCTTCCCGCGTGTCATTCTCTGGGGTTTCGAGGCCAAAGATGCGGGGTACGCTGGTTGTATTGGCCGATTACCGGATCGATTGCAAGAAACGCTATCTAAGCTCACGCCGGTGCTGGAACAATTCAACTATCGTGGTGCCCTTTCGACCGAGACCCGCGAAACCCCTGACGGAAGCTTTTTTTTAGACATGACAGCGCGATTCCCTAACCCGCCCTCAGCCTTGATGCGCTTCATGATAAGCAACTGGGCAGAAGGAATGTGGGAGGCAGCACATGGACGAGTGGTTGAACCGGACTATAACGCTCCCGTTGGAGTACAGATTATTTGTAAGTCCGAATATGGCGCGGACAATCCCCTTGCTGTTGAAATCGACCGACTGGATCGAACGGTCCTCTACGGACACTGCCAGTACGGCGACCAGCACTATGCAGTCTCGCCTTCGGAAATTGCAGAATGTGGGGCTGCTGTTGGACTCGGAACCACGCTCTCCCAAGCGATGGAGGAAGCGGTCGAGGTAATGGAAGGTATCAAGGGGCGCGAAGTTAAGTACGATGCGGGCGCTCTAGAAGAGCTAACAGAAGCAATCGAAACGGCCGAGAAGTTAGGGATTAACTGGAATCGGCCCATATTAGATACGGAGGCGGCATAAATGCCAGCACCTAAACTCAAGATTTTCAATGATAGTGAGATGCTAACCGACGAGGCGGCATTGGCGGAAGAAACTACTCAGCCGGTCGTCACCGAAGAAGCGCAACAGCAGCAAACTCAGGCTGAGATTGACGCCGCTAAGGTAGATCAACAGCAGCCTCCGGTGGCTACCGACGAAGATGCCGCCCCTAAGAAAGGTCCAGTAGAACGCGCTGTTTACGAAAACGTCCAAGTTGCGCTTAAGGCTGAGCGTGAACAGCGTAAGGCGCTAGAAAAGCAAGCGCAAGAGGACCGTGAGTTTCGAGTTCGGGCGGAAGAGCGTACCAAGTTTGTCGAGGAAGCGGCAACTCGCATCAGGCAGACTGCCGAGCAACAGAAAAAAGCAGCGGAACGGCCCGATCCCGACATCGACCCCGATGGTGCAGACAGGTACGACACCAAGCAGGCGCTGGCGCAAGAGCGAGCGGCCCGTGAGGCCATGGAGCAGCGGTTTAATCAGTTCAGCCAGACTTATCAGCAGACCGAAGAACAAAAGCAAATGTCGGATTGGGTCCAGCACACCGCGAATGGCTATGCGCAAACGGACCCAGAGTATTTCGATATCGCTAAAAAGTTCGCGTCTGGGCGGATCGGGTTTTGGCAGCATGCTGGACCGCTAGCCCCACCCCAAGCCTGCCACGATATGATAGAAGCGGAGAGCAAGTTGTTGGCGGCGTGGTCGAGGCAGTATGGAGGCAACTTCGCTGCGACTTTGGCCAAATTTGGCCGCGAGGGTTTCGTCGCAAGAGAAGCCCCGCCGCAGCAGCAGCAGAACGGCAACGGGCAAATTCCCCGCGCGGTGAACGGCAACGGCGCAGCCGCGCAGCAGCGTCTCGACCAAGTAGCAGCAGGCCAGCGGCTACAGGGTATCAGCGCGATACCGGGAGCAGGGCAGGAAGGGGCGGGTAGGTACGCCAACTATAGTCAAGCTGACCTCGCCAATATGCCAGAGGGAGAGTGGGCCAGAGTAAAAAGCGACCCGCGCGCCGCGATGGAACTGGCGGTTGCGTTAGGTAAGGCGGAAGGTGTAAGCACGGAAGAAGCCTATAAAATCCTGAAGGCTGGATAGGAGAACGACAGTGCCAAGTGTGAGCGAAAAGCAACGTAAATTCTTTGGGGCAGAACTCGGTCGCAAGCAGGCTGGTGAATCCACTGATACGGGGATGTCTGAGAAAAGCTTAGCGGATTTTGCGAAGAAACCGGTTGAGCCGAAGCGCGGTGCGCACTCCGACAAGAAGCATCAGCACGATACGGGTAGACACAAACGGCCCAGGGGTGGTTGACAGCAACTTAAGTTTCTGGTTTAGATTATCTATCGCCTCAAAGGCTCGGGCGTAGAATAAAGAGCTTGTCGCCCCCGCAGCGACGTAAAATACCAGCGGAGTCACCGCAATGACTTTAACCTTGCGGACTCGCCTCAGCCCCTGGAGCGTTATCCAGAGCGCAAAGAAATTTGTGACTCGGAGACGCGCCAGTGAGCGCTCGAAAGCCCGGAAAGACACCAAAGACCGACGATCAACGGCTCCAAAGCTGGTTGGAGTGGTACGACCGCAACCAGCAGAAGTCGGAATATCGGCGTCAGCGGTATCTAGCCCTAACTGAACAACAGCGCGAAGAGATCCGCGAATACAAGCGCCAGCAGTTTAAGCAACGCATGGCGGAGGGCTGGAATCGGCCCTATGCCAAGAATCGCACAGACCATATGGTTTGGCGCGAATTGATCATCTCTTTTCTCATTGAGCGCGATGGGAATCTTTGTGGCATCTGCGGCAAAGAGGTCGCGATGGGTGAGGACGGGATTGACCACATCATCCCGCGCAATATGGGCGGCCCTAATACCGCCCAGAACGTCCGGTTGGCTCATCGGGTATGTAATAACCGTAGGCCCAAAAAGCCGAAAGATTTGCGATTAGCAATGGAGCAAGTGGAGCAATTAAAGCTCCACTAAGCGACGGAGAGACAACCTTGGCGGATTGGGTTTACCAACACACAGACGCACTAACTAACTCGCGTTGGGCAAAGCTCATGCTTTCCCAGTTCATGATTGACGTTCTGTTCTTCCGCTTTGCCTCAATGGACGAAACGTCGATGATCATGATTCTGGACGACCTCCAGAAGCACGCGGGCGACAACGTAACCTTTGGCATCAGCGAATTGCTTCAGGCTCCTGGTGTACTCGACCTGAATACGCTGACGGGCAATGAAGAGACGCCGATTACTTATGGCGACTCGTTGTTCATCCACGAGTTGGCGCACGCAATTCTGCTGGTCGGGCCGATTTCAGACCAGCGCATCCTGTTCGACCGGCGTAAGACTGGACGTAACCGGCTCTCTGACTGGTACGCAGCCCGCACAGATCATAGCGGCGCTAACCAGCTCGCGGGTTACACCCCGCAGACCGACACCCGGTTCACGGGCCTGCAGGCCACGATTGCAACGACCCGGCAGATTCTACCTCCCGGCGTCGCGGACGCGGCCAACCTGACCTCAGCCAACACCTTTCAGATCACCTACATTGACAATGCGGAGCTGTTGGCCAAGTCGCTAACCTCGGGCATTCGTCCGTTGAAGGTGGGCGGCCGGTCCTTCTATGTGCTCATGATGCACACCAGCCAAGCGACGGACATGCGGACCAACACCTCCGTTGGCCAGTGGCTAGACATCCAGAAAGCGGCAATGACTGGTGGCGATGTCGGTGACAACCCGATTTTCTGGGAATCGCTCGGTATGTACCACCGCACCCTGATTCATGAGAACTCGCGCGTAACCAACGCGGTAGCAAACGCCGGGACGGCGGTAGCGAATACCAAGCGCGCATTGTTCGCAGGGGCGCAGGCGGCAGTGCTGGCCTTCGGACGCAGCCAGAACGACAGCCAGAAGTTCCGGTGGTTGGAAGAGCTGCGGGACTTCGGACGCCAGATCGGTATCGGCGTGAGCGCGATTTGGGGCTTGGTCAAGGTCCAGTTTAATAGCTCAGATTTCGGTGTATCGGTAATCGACACTTACGGAATTGACATCGACACGCTGGGCAATTCGGCAACCAACGCACAGTAACCTATGGACGGACGACGGAAAATCGCGATTGGCTACCCCCATAATGGGGGCGTTCGTGAATGCTTTATGAGTTCGCTGATGAACTTCCGCGAATTCGATTTAGCGCACGAATGTATCATGGGCGCGCGGATTCCTGAGCGCGGTCTATATATCGCTGGCGTGCGCAATAAGATTGTCAGCAGCTTTCTCACTACCCCGTTCGACTGGCTGATGATGATCGACACGGACCAGCAGTTTGCCCCGGAAGATCCGTACTACCTCCTGAATGCAGCCGAAGAAATCGATGCGAAGGTAATCTCAGCGCTCTATTTCGGCATTCTGGATGGGCAAATCGCGCCGATGTGGTGGTCGAAAAGCTCCAAAGGCGACCCGTGCACGGTGCCCAACATCACCCCCGGCACGCAGGAAATCCTGGGCTTTGGCTGCGGCATGTGTCTCATCCATCGGTCGGTATTCGAGGAGATGGAGAAGCGCTACCAGGACGACCCGTGGAAGTGGTTCAACCACGACATCACGACGTTCAACGGGCACTCAGAGCGATTTGGTGAAGACTTGGGATTCTGTGACCGCGTAACGAAGATGGGCGTGAAAATGTACGGCGATAGCCGCGTGGTTATCGGGCACGACAAGTCTCAAATTATCGACTTAGAAACGTTCTTAAAGGTTGCGCAACAGCGCAAAGACGATGAACCCGTAAGAGAACGGATCATCGATACGAGGGTTTAATGGCAATTTACAACAGCTCGTCAATCACCCGCGATGGCGGGCCGCGCGGCCCCGGTGTCTATCCGGTTAAGGTGTCCGGTGTGATCAGCTTGGCCTCGAACACCACGCTATCATCTGCCACCACGGATACGCTGCCGATTTGTTTGATTCCTTATGGAGTCTTCATATCCGACATCAAAATCGGATTTCCGGCAATCGGCACGCAGGCGTCGCTGGGACTGAAACTGGTGGATACGCTGGCCTCGCCGACGACCTACATTTCAGTCATTACTCAGGGTCAGGCGGGTGGCGTCGTTGGTTTTGGGTCGGCGGCAGCGGCTGATCTCGTTAACATGGGATCGATGTACGGTACGACTTCGCGAGCCATTGGGGCCACTGGCGATAAGGTGCTGGTTTGGACTGCGGGCGTGCAGTTGCAGCTTGCGGTCATCACCACATCGACGGCCAGCTCCGGGGCTAGCGCAACGAACATCACGTACATGATTGAATTCTCCCCGAACTACGATATGGGCGTCTGATGAAGCCTCTAAAGGAACTTAACGACCTGATGGACCGGCCGAGCACGATGAATGGGCCGGGACTCAAGGACACCCGTGAAGAGCGGCTAACGGAGCTGAACGATAACCAAGTCGTAATGGCCTACAAGGTTCCGTGGGCACCAGATGGCTTTCATTTAGACGACGCTACGCCGGACGTAGAGGATTCAGTCTGGGGTGTACAGGACGGGCAGCGAGCAATCCGACAACTCAAGACTATCAAGGAGATTAAACGTGGCTAAGACGAGTGGAGTAATCCATCCCGATCCTTTCAATGAGGTCGACAACAAAGATCCCAACAAGCCCGATTCGATGGGCGATGACCTCTATTACAACGGATGGGACGAGATCATGAAGATGCACCTGCAAGAGACCGGTGACATGGTTTCGACCCCCAACAGCGACTCCGGCAAAGACATGATGGGGCACGAAGCCCCCGGCGAGCCCAGCGCCATCAAGAGCATGGGTGGAGGCAAGAAGTAATGAAACGGACACTAATCGCCCTTGCTGCCCTGTCGCTGTGCATGGTCGGTCGCGCCCACGCACAGACCAGTCTGGCGGACCCGTGCACGCAGTACGCTTCGCTGTCGGTAACGAAGTCAATCAACAGCGCCACCACGACTGCGCTGGTGGTTCCGCCGACAACGGGTAGCGTTACTGTTTGTAAGTTTCTGATTGAGCATCCGGGCGGCACAGGTACCATGGCATTGGAATACGGGTCAGGGACGGCCTGCGCCACCGGTGCGACGCTCCTGAAAGCAGCCTTTGCCTACAACACCACGGCGGGCACGCCGACGGTGGAAGCCCAGACGCTAACGATGCCCGTTCCGATGAGCAACGGTGTGTGTGCGCTGAGCACCGGGACCATTGTGCAGACCGTAACTGTGAATTACGTCGTACACTGAGTTGACGATGAATGGCCGAATCGTACCTTGCTGGACAGCTCGATACCCGGTCATTCGGGACGCAACAGGCGAGACTCCTGGATGATCTAAATCGCCCAGATTTCGGCAACATCGTCATCAACTACCTACAGGACGCCATGCGCTACTTTCAGCGCAAGGCGTTCTTTTTTAACAACACAGATAATACTGCTCAGCCTACGTGGGCCGCGAACACGTTCTACCCCCAAGGCTCGACCATCACGGCTTCGACGGGTGGTACGACCTATACCTTCATTGCTCTCCAAAATGGCGTGGGTCAGAGCGGGGGTTCGCCTCCGGTTTGGCCCGCGACCGTCTTCACGATTCCCGAGGATGTGACCCCGACCCCCTACCCGCCTCCGGCAATCGGGACAGCGGGAACGGTGGTCGATAACACGGTTTTCTGGGCCAATGCGGCCGTGTGGACACAGGGCATTTGGACGCAGCTCGCGACGGTCTACAACATCAATCAGTACTTGCCGCCGATTGACTATGTGGCACCGACACTGGTTGAGGTTACGTGGTCGCAGAACATCCGCGAGCAGATGCAGAAGATTTCTTATGAGGAACTACGCTCCTACGACGTAATCCGACCTTCCCCGCCAAATTCCTACCCGACCATGTGGGCGTGGTACCAGGAGCAGATTTACCTCTGGCCATACCCCAACGGCTTCTACTCTCTTACGTTGTCCTATCGTGCATCCCCGCCGCTGGTGCAGGGGGCGGACGATACAAACTTCTGGACAACCAAAGCGGAGCGTCTGATTCGGAAGTACGCACAGGCAAGTATCGAGCGCGAGGTACTTAAGGACCAGGAAGCGGCGACAGCTTCGATGGGTGCGGTAGCTGAGGAATTGAGCGTACTCAAGAGCCAAGCAATTGCGCAGGAAATGTACGCAATTACCCCGAGTAGCTGGTGATGCCTAATTACCAGCGATATAAGTCCCCGCAAGAGCTTCAGATATATGACTTTGCGCCGGACCTTGCCTTTGACATGTCGCAGCAGCAGGGCGGCGTGATTTTGGTCGATATGGATCAGGCACAGCCGACGGTTAAGGGCTACCAGACGCTTAATTCCGCGCAGCCCTACGTCGCCACTCCCTTGCCCGAGCTTCCGTTGGGGGCAACGCTGGACTATTTCAGCACGAGGGAAACGCAGGTATTTGCGGGCGGAGCGATGCACCTCTGGCGGGCTTTCGGAAACACCTGGGTTCAAGCGGATCTGCTGGGCGCGGGTTCATTTGGTGCGGCGGCGCGTTGGCGATTCGCTCAGTTCAATGATGATGTGCTGGCCTTCAATGCCAGCGTTGGACCTCCGCAGGTAGCAACCGGAGCGCTGGGAATCTTCGCACCGTTGGGCGGAGCGCCACCACAGCATGTAACGACTGGACTCGCGGTCAATGGGCAGGTGTTGGCGTTCTCGGGCACCAACTGGTACGCGAGCGCGCTAGGGACCGACAATAACTGGACCCCTGACATTCAGACTCAAGCTGGGGCAGGAACGCTGTATGATTTCCCAGGCGATATCGTGGCCTGCGCCCCCATCTATCGTAACGTCGTGGTTTTTAAGCAAGGAGCGGCTTGGATTGGTAGCTACGTCGGCGGTGAGGCGGTCTGGAGCTTTCAGCTCATCTCCGATCTGACTGGGACGTGGTGTCAAGAGTCCGTGATTGTGCTTCCCGACTGCGTTGCTTTCGTTGGAATAGACGACTTTTATACGACCTCCGGGTACGCCCCGCAACGCATCCCAAATAATGTCAAGGAATGGTTTTTCGACCAAGCGGACCCTAATAACTTCCAAAACATGCTCAGCCGGTACGACCCGAACCACGCTGTAGCGTATTGGTACTTCGTCTCTAAAGCCCCCGCCGTAGCGAATACGCCAGACCGCTACGTGGGATACAACACGCGGACAGGGCGATGGGCGGCAGGCTATCTCGTAACGCCCTATGTTCCTGCACCAAACTTTCAGGGCGGAGTGTTAACAGGCCTTTATTTCGACCAAAGCAACGTGCTCCAGACTTGGACTGGTATGCCGGGCGTCTCGACCTATACCACAGGGTTTTTTGGCACGCCGGGGGTTTTCTCACAGATCATGCGAGCAAAGCCGGTTTATTACGTAGCTCCGCAATATGCGACGGTACAGCCCTATCACGTAACCAACTTAGGTGGTCCTGTCGTCACGGGTCCGTCTTCGGTGCTCGGCAGCGATGGTTGGTATTACTTCCGGCAGTACGACCGCTGGCATCAGTTCAAGATTAATATGGTGGGGCCGGGAGTGATTGAGCCTAACGTCCAGACTGGAGCGGAAATTAGCGCGCTTGATCTAGGCTACCGCGCAGGAGGGTTGCGCTGATGATTGCGCCGTTCGATCCTCCGCCGCCGGGGCCGATGAATTTTCAGCGGTTTCAAGACTTGCGGTCTTTTCTGATTACTTGGGTAGTTAATAAGTGGATGCAGTACGTCACCAGATACGTGCAGGACTTTCTGCTGCCAGTTTTGAATACCCAGCTATTTAATTATGGGCCTGATATTGCGAGCGCGGCATCGATTACCCCCTCAGCAGCGGTTCATCGAATTACGGGCACGGCGGCGATTGCGACGATTAACGCCCCGGTAAATTTCGCAGGGGCCTTCGACGCGATTGCGGTCGATGGATTCACGACGGTAACCACCGGCAACATCCTGCTTGCGGTGGCCGTGCCAGCCAACCACATGGCACACCTCGCCTATCATCCCGTTATCGCAAAGTGGGGCATCATTACGTCATGAAGAAGTTTATTGCCCTATTGCTTCTGCTGATCATTTTCACCGCGCGGGGAATTGCGCAGGCCGCCGCGCCGACGACTTCGGTTATCTCTGGCGTGCTCTACAACGTAGACGGAAGCACCTGCAACAACTGCACGATAACCTTCAACTCGATGGTTGTGCAGACCATCAACAGTGTGTCGGTTCAGCCTCTAATCCGCTCGACCAAGACCGACGCCAGCGGCAACGTCGCGCCGATCTCCCTGACGCAGGGACTAGCGGTCCAGATAGTGGTTACCGAGAACGGCATCACCTTCCCCGGAACTCAAGGGATAGTGCCGTTCCTGCCTACTTCGGACATCAGCAATCTTTTCCAAGGGTTCATTTCTGAGCCGCTGAACATCCTAGCGAGCCTATATCCTCCAACTGGCCCGCTAGACATGAACAATCAGAAAATCACGGATTTGGCGTGCCCCAGCACAAATAATGACGCGCTCTCGTGGGGTTGCAACGCGACGGTCAATAATCTCACCGTGACCGGAACCATCAACGTCAATCCCAATACCTCTGGCCTAAACGTCAATGGACGCTTTAGCGTTACGGCGCTCACCGACCCAAGTGCGCCGTCCTCGGTAACCGCCCACGGGACCACCGGGGCGACCAGCTACACCTATTATATCGTCTGCCACGACAGCAACGGCGGGACCACGCTAGTCTCGCCGGGGACGACCGTAGCTAACGGCAATGCGGTCCTCTCGTCGGTTAATTACAACTTGGTTGCTTGGACCTTCCCCACCTTCGCTACAACCTGCGATGTTCTGCGTGGAGCGACGGCCCAGACCGCCCAATCGATAATTGGTGGCTTGGCGGTCCCATACTCAGCTTCTGCGTCCATCCACGACACGAATAATTCGACCTCCACCTACACCATTCCAACCCGCAATACCACGGGCGATGGCAGCTTTGCAGGAAACCTGACGGCGCAGGCCATCACCGGCACGTCGGTAACTGGTACGACAGGCAATTTCACCACGTCGCTGACGACTCCGGCAGTGCTGGCAGGAAGCTTGGACAGCGCGGTCTATGTGATGGAAACGGGCGGGGCCGTCGGTAATGCGCGGGTCGCGAATGTCAGCTACGGCGGGATTACGACAGCAAACGGGTCACATACCCTGACCTGCGCGAATTGTACGTTCCTGTCAACGGACGTGGGCCAGACGGCAATGGTGCCCGGCTCCGGCGCTCCGGGATTGTTAATGGGCTACGGAGTGACCGCGGGCACGATTAATCTTGCCTCGGGCGCGGCCTCAGCGACCTTCAGCTATACGCCCACGGGAAACTGCACGGCACATTACAAGAGCGCAACGACGTGGTACACCCAGACGCTCACACTGACAGCGGCGACCTGCGCGGGAACGCTTAGCAATACGCCGGTCGTGGCTGACAGTCTCATAATTTCCACCCCCGAAGGGGCAGACGCCGTGGACATGGGACCGGCAACTTGGATCGGGACGGTGACCGGCTATACCGATGTGCATAACATCACCCTCAGCACGGCCGCTGGATCGACCAACGACAACACCAACGCGGATGGTGTGGTCTATCTCGGCACCGACGATACGGCGGCTATCAACAACGCTTATGCGGTAGCGCTGACCAACCAGCAAACCTGCAACGTGGAAAGCTTCGATATTAACAGCGCGGATTGCAACGCCCATCTCATCTTCGACCCAGGACATTCCTATATGACCACTGGGCCGCTGAACTTTAACACCACAAATCTGACCAACGCGATTATTGACGGCTATGGGTCGATGCTTTACAGCGCGCAATGTGGTGTAGCGCTGAATCTGCAAAATGCGACACTCGCGGGCCTCAGCGCGCGGACGCAACTGAACGGCATGAAGGTATTTGGCGCTCTCTGTCAGGGCAGCGAGGGAGTTAACGCGAAATTCGCATGGTGGCCGCGAGTTAGGGACTCAACCTTTATCAATTTTATGATGGGGGCTGAGGTTGGTACTAATTCTGGTTCGGGCAGCACGAACGACCTGACGAATTTTGAAAATGTTCTATTCCAATACAACGGTATCGGTGCGCTATTCCACGGTTGCGATACTTGCGGGATAGAAGATAGCTACGTGAGCGGCTTTCACGACCGGGGTATAGTTGCTGGCGACTCAACCGGCTCGACCGTCGCCGTGACGACCAATCTCCAAATCGACCACGTGGAATCGAATGGCGGATTCCCGTCTAGTTCGGTTTGTTATGACATTGGCGGAAATGCGCAGAACCCGTCGCTGGTCAAATCGTATTGCGAAACCGCCCCAGCGAGCGATGCGAGCGTCGTGCGCTTAGGTGGGGTTGGGCATATTTCGGGAAGCACCTTCGCGCCGACGGTAATGAACAATACGTTCTCAATGGGCGACCCCTCGTCGCTGCAACCCGCAATTACGATGGGGCCGGGTAATGTCAAGGCTTTGACGGCCATGTCCAATACTTTCACCGGCTGGAATGTTGGTTTCTTTTGCGGCAGCAGTACCACTAATTCATTTTTTGGCCCGGAGTTCTTCAACAGCGTAACGACGGACTACTCAAGCTGTAATGGCATCGTGATACAGGGCGATCTTCTCCAGGAAGCTACGTCGGCTACCGCGGCCGTGCCGGTAACGGCAATAGAAGCCATGAGTCCCGGCGACTTGGCTATGGCCGCGACTAATGGCGGCCATATCTCCACTCTGCTCGGAACGGGCGTGTCCCCTACGGTGACTACCTGTACCGCGGTCGTTGGTGCGGGCTCCACAGATAACGCGGGCACGGCAACGACTTCGGGCGGGACGACCTGCGTGGTGACCTTCGGGACGGCGTTCCTGGACCGTCCCGTCTGCCTAGTTACTAACTTGACTCACCCCAACCCGGTAATTCCAACCTACACGGCTGGAACCAGCTTCAGCATAACCCTCAGCAATGCTAATGATAGCTTTAACTGGCTGTGTGCAGGTAAATAGATGAAACGATTAACACTCATGGCTGTCGCCCTGCTGTTCTTCGCAACGGGCGTATCGTTTGCGCAGTCGCAGCCCATTCCGATGCAGGGATGTAAGCTAGCTGGGTCGTGCGCCTTTGGCGGTTCGCAGATATCGACCGTAACCGTTACGTGGGGAGCTGCTGCCACATCTCGCTTCCTGATGATATTCGATACCACGGCCGGAGCTGCCCCCAGCAATGGCGCATCGCCGCCGCTCTGCGCAGCTAATCCTCAAGCCAATCCGTGTCTTCTCTTTTGCAATGCCGCCATAGATTCGACGACTGCGCCCGGTTTTATCGGAGAGGACTGGACGACACATCCGGTTCAAGGCCGCCACGGGATTGTAGCTGCTATGTCCACGGGGGCGGATTGTAGCACCTTCACCCAAGATGGGAATAACGACAGCTTTTTCGCGCAAGTGAAGTAGATGAAGACCATCCTAAAAATCGTCGCCGTAGCGTGGTTGCTGACCGCCGCCACTGCCCGCGCCCAGATTACCACACCGGATGTAGGTGGTGGTGGAGGCGGTGGTGGGGGCGGTGGTTCTTACGTTCAGAATCATCCTCTCAGCTCGTCGCCAAGCTGTACGAACCCCGGCGTTCACGACGACGTTTATAACGGGACGCTGGCGGCCAACGCTTCATATACCCTCGTCGATCCCGCCACTTGTAGCGATTATGCGATTATCACGCTAAAGCCATATCAGGCCACCTCCGGTGGTCCTTATAGCGTAAATATTAGTACCGCCGGTGGGGCCATTCAGGTTGCCTCACAGGGGGGCATCTTCACTGCGGCGGGCAATCCCTGCTATGACATGCCCACCTCAACGAGCAACCCCCAAGGCATAGGGAATTGGCAGTTTGTCGCAATCCCGGAACTGGATGTTTGGGAAGCCTTCTGCCCCGGCACCATCCCAGCTCAAGCGATCCCATCGGCAAACCAGCTTCCGCCGATGAACGGCAATCTCAATTTCTACGGTAATAAGGCCACGGGTATAGGCCCCGCCGACCAGAATGGCGATGCGCTAGCCTACGGACAAACCGGTGCGCAGGTCGCTCAGACGATTCCCGATGTTGCGTTCGTGAGCGGCGCAATAACCACAGCGGTTACAAGCACAAACACCATAACGGTGACCCGCCCAGCCAGTTTAGTTACCAGCAATATTGCTCTGGTGGCAGTGTGGGATACCGGAGGTGGCGCCACGCCGAATCCGATTACGTCCACGGGTCAAGCGGTCTTCCAGCCGGTGATGTTCAGTAACGGCCTGGGCTGTCAAACGGCTACGCAGAATACCGGAGAGACCGTCTGCCTGTTCTATTATGTTATCTCGAACACCAATCCCTCGACCTGGACCTTCCAGACACAGACCACGGCAGCGACAATTCAGGCGGCAGCGGTCCAATTCAGCGGGACGACCACCAGCTTTGACGGTATCCCGACCGTGCAGATGGGCAACTACAACACGCTCATCTCGAACCCGGTATCGCAGCAGTATAACTACGATATTCCGGTCTATTTCGGGGTGCAGGCGAGCGGTTCGGGCGCGGCAACGTTTACGCACGTTCTCGCTGGGGTAGCCGACCCGACCACGGGCTATTCCTCAGGCACCTCGAATAGTTTGTTCGCTTATGGCCCATTGAGTGGTCCGACCAACACGGAGCTTTCTTCCCCGGCTGCGACCTTCACTGGAGAGGGCGGTAACGTTGACGACACTATCGTGATGCAGCTCAACCTTGCACCGATAGCCACCCAGGCAGGCGCTGCGATTCCGCACAACGGTACGACTTCGTACATGATCTTTACGGGAACGCCGACGACCGTTACCTGTAATACTAATAGAGAAAATGCCTTCTTGGTAAACGCCGGGGTCGTCTACACCTGCCATAGCTCCACGTGGGTAAATGAGAAGCCTTATGACATTTCGTTCCCAATTACCGGGGCCGCGTCGGGGTATGCGAATGCGCAGCTCATGTTCTCCACCACCAGGGCGTTGCACTTCCCGGCCAATTTCGCCTCGACCACCTTCCCCGCGACCAACTCCACTGCGGGTTGCGTGACCGCTCCGGGCGAGACGGATACTTGGACGCTCAAAGACCTAACGGCAGCGACCACTATCGGCACGGCAGCTCTGGGTACGACCTGTACTACAACCGGAATAAATACCGGAGTGACCTTTGCAACGACAGGCGGTGTGCAAATTGACGTGGCGGCCGGGCATTTACTGGAGTTGCTTGCGCCGGGTACGGTTAGCGGTTCTAATCAGAGCATCACTTTCGCAGCGTTTACTCCATAGGAGGAGCATTGAAACTACACGGCATTTTGGCGGCTATGGTCCCTGTCTCTATGTTGTTGTGCGGCATGGCCTTAGCGGGTGGTACGCCCATCCAGTTTGCGGGGGCTGGTACGTTTGACCAGGGCGGGTTTGATTTGAGCCCATGTACTGCTTTCGGGCAGCCGCACGCCGCGAGCATCCAAAAAGTCTCATCGGGTTCGACCTTCGGTATCGTTAAGGCTTACGGGAACCCCATTTTCGGGGTCTTCGGTTCTACGGACCCCTGGGGTTTTGCAATGGCAACGACGGTATGGTTGACCAATACGACCGATTCCAAGGTGGGGGTCCGTTTGGTGACGCACCACGGGCCGGGTTGTTCCAACACCTGCCAAGCCAACGGCAATTGTACGGATGCCACTTGGACTGGCTGCGTAGACGAAGGAAAGCCGGTAGTGACGGTTCCTGCGAATTCGACTGTTGCGCTGGATGTGGGCAGCTTCGATTCGAACATGACCAACGCTCAGTTCGGCAATTCATTCGTCACCGTTGAGCCTACCAATGGTCCGATAGTTTGCGCTGAAACTGATTGGGGTCAGGCAGGCTACGACCAAGTACCGGGTAACGAGTAAGGAGGGAAGCGATGAAGTTACGACGGGTTTTGGCAATTGTGAGCGCGAGCGCGCTGGCCTTGTGCGGGATGGCATATGCTGGCGGTACTCCGGCGGGCTTCACGGGCTACGGGTCATTCGACCGTTACCAGTTCGACATGAGCCCATGTACTGCTTTCGGGCAGCCGGGCGCAACGCAGATCAACACGGTTAGCGCGGCCTCGGTGAATGCTGTCGTTGAGGCTTATGGATTCGACCCTTACGACGAGTACAACAGCACCGACCCGTGGGATTTCACGATGGACGCAACGATTTGGCTAACAGCGGGTGGCTCGCCGGTCACGGTCGAGATTGACACGCACCACGGACCAGCGTGTACCAACACCTGCCTCGGTAACGGCAACTGCAAGAACGCCACTTGGTCTAATTGTATCAATGAGGTAGACCCTCCCGTGACAATTCCAGCGGGCGCGACTGTGCAACTACAGGCGCATACCCTCGATGCGGGTGAGGCGAACTCAGCTTATGTAAACGGGGCCTGGAACGCGGCACCCTATCTTATGGTAGACAACACCTACGGCAATTCGTATGTCACGTTCAAGCCGATGGGTGGCTCCGTGACCTGCAATAAGGTCGATTGGACACAAGAAGGGTTCGACGACGTGCCGGGTAATTTCTAGGAGCATTTTGCGATTAATCGCTACCACTCTCGCGGTTCTGATAGCGCTGCTCTGCGTGGCGCAAGTTGCGCGGGCAACGCCAGCGCCAGATAACACCTGCGGGGGTGGCAGTAGCCCTTGTATCGCAACCGGCACTGGGGCGGCTCCGTTCACCTTCTCAATCACCTCTGGAACTAACTACAAAACTACCGACCAGTGCGTCATTCTCGAAACGATAAGCGGCAACGGCTTCGGTAGCGACCCGGCCAGTTGGACCTCGATCCCTAGTTGGCTACAGAATTCAAACGGGCCGCGATTCAATGGGCTTTACCGGCTTGACATGTCAGGTGCCCCGACCTCTGTAGTGATCACCAGTTCGTCGGGAACACCGAACGTGTTCGCCTATATGCAATGCTTTACTGGTGTGGGCGGCATAGGGCGCAGTAGCGCGACACATTTTCAAGCGAACGGCACTGCGACGACGTTTCCCTCCGATAGCTTCACGCCGCTTAGCACGAGTGGCTATCTGCTCTTGGGGTACGCTGGGAACCAAAACTTCACTTACACCGGAACGTCGGTCGGTTCGATTTTAAACCAGTACAATAATACCAATTCCCTGGTTTTTGCCGGAGAAGCCCCAACCATCAGTTCGCCCACGGGAGCCCAGACCATCAGTTTTGCCTCACGAACCGTTGCCGGGGAGGGTGCGCAGGTCGAACTTGATCCGCCGCTAATTACGAACGATGACACTATTACAGTACCCGCACCCGTCAGCACCACGGCGCTTTCGGTACCCATACCAGGATCTGGTTCGCCCGGCTGCAACACTGGCGATTTAGCGGTCATTAACTGCAACTCTAATGGATCACAACCCTCGTGGCCTCCATTAACCGGCACTTGCAACGGGGGCAATTGGCAGCTCATATCACAAAACACTGGTGTATCTCAGGGATATTCAATGTGGTATTGCCCTGCTCTTGCATCCGGTGATCGGGGACAGACGTTAGTTTGTAATGCTACCACGACTCACTTCCTAACGGCCCAAGGTGGTTGTTGGACGGGGGCGGCGATTGACTTCTCGGCTGGTTGCGTAAGTGGGCTATGTTTTAAGTCGATTGCAAACACAGCGTCCTCAACGTTCTTGTTTCCAGAAATCACTGGCGCCGGAAGTCTAAATACTTCTCAAGACGTAATTACTTTTTGGGACTACGTTAATGGAAATTCGGGAGGTTTCGGTAGCACTTGGAGTGTAGGTGCGACAATCGGTACGCCGCTGGCGTCCGCTCAAGGTTCTGAGATTCTTGGTGAGGCGACGGCCTCGTCCAACGCTCTGTCTGCTGGATTTAGCCCAGCGTGGCCGCAGTCTGTCGCGACCCAAGGAGCATCGGTCTCTAATCTTGGGCAAACCCTTGCGTTGCAGCCCGCCAGCGCAGCATCCCCGACTCCGACGCCGACGGCAACCGCGACACCGACCGCGACACCCACCGCAACGCCAACGCCGGTACAGTTTGTGATTATAGGGCAATAAGATGAAGATATTAGCAATGTGCGCAGGGTTGATGGCTTTGGCCTCGGCCGCGTTTGCGGGTTCGCAAGTGAACGATGCCAACGGTATGTATTGGAAAAACCCAAGCGGGTTTCCTGCGATTGAGACCGCTGCGAACGCACAGAACCCAGCTATCAACGGAGCCTTAATCCAGATGGCCTGGACCACCCTAGAGCCCGCGCGGAACACCTTTTCGTGGACAACGCTCGATAGCGCGCTCGCCAATTTCATCGCAGCGGGCCGCAAGATAAAGCTCAACGTTTACGCAGGGACTTCGACCCCGCTTTGGCTCTTTTCCGAGGGGTCGCCGATAATCGGTGATTTCTACCGGGTCTCCTTTGCTAACACGACCACCGGAACCTATAACGGTCTCGGGGCCAAGGCCTGCTCGAATCAGGATGAGCCGGTGCCCTACGATCCAATCTTCGAGAAGGAATGGGAAAACCTGATAACCAACCTGCAAGCGCATCTGGCGTCTGCGAACGAGCTAAATTCGGTAACCATACTGCAAGATTCGGCAGTCTCCGAAGCAACCGATGAATTCTTTGTCCCGTACCGGAAACCGGGAGTCACGACTAACTCTCAGAACGAGTCGCTGCCGCTTTCCGGCGCAGCGATGAACATCAGCAACGCTACCTACCTGACCTTTGCCGTTGGAGCCACCACGGCAGGCGCGGCGGTGGACGGAAGCGGGAATATCTACAGCTACACGGGGATAACCACGGGTGCTTCGTGCACTGAGGATGGGGTTGGTCCCTGCATGGTGGGCGTGAACAGCACGGGAGCCGGTACACTGACCGCCGGTTCGACCCTTACCGAGGAGACTATCCGGGTCGGCACCAGCTCTGGCAACTGCGACCAGACTCACGGGGGAATCTTCTCGAACGTCAGCGGAAGCAACACTTGCTATTGCAACGTGGATGCTCAGACTGAATGGGCGTCTAACGGCTACTCACGCACGAAGATGGAGAATGCAGTCAAGGCGCTTACCATCTACGATGCGGCGGTTTTCCCCAATCAGATAGTGCCCAATCTAGTTGGTGTGCAGGGAGGCCAGTTCCCCGCCATCGACTACAACGGCAACGTCTATACCGACAATAACGCTAAGAACGGAGATGCAACGGTCCACGTAGACCTCTTCGCATGGATGTCTCAGTATTTTGGGCAGCGAGCGGACACTCAGGTCAATTCTTATAACCAAACCGCAATATCGCTCGTAACCTACTATCAGAGTGTGCCGACCTTCCCGGTCAACGGCGCGTCCTACCAAGCGATAGCGGCTTACAACAACACCACCAACTTTGGGACGGCCATGACCTCCTTAAGTACCGGCCAGACCCCGGATTGGTTCGAGGTGTTTGGACCGCAAGATCTCACCGGGAACGCCACGGACATAGCTTCCGCATATACTGCAATGGGGCTTTTAATTGCGAACCAACGCTAAATATCTCGCTCTGGCTGTACTCCTGCTGGTTGCGTCACAGGCGCACGCCTTCTCGATTTCACAGAACGGCACACCCGCGCAGAACAAGTGCACCACTGCGAGCAATAGCTGCGCGGTGACCATCCCATCGAATGCTGGGACCGCCTACGGCTCAGACGTGTTCCTTGATTGCAGCGTGTTAGCCGCTGGAATCACTAATTTCACGACCCCGCCACCGCCATCGGCGATGGACAACGATGTATGGCACCCTCTCGCCGGTACCAGCCAGAGTACCCACTCTCCGTCGCACCAAATCTTCTGGAAGGTGCTCGAACCCAACGATATCAACGTATCTACGCAGTGCGCCTACACCGGCACGGCGGCCCAGATTAATGCCGAAGTCTTTTCCACTACCTTTGGAATGCCCTGGGTCGCAGCCACGCAATGGAACGCAACTGGGACCACGAACGCCTGCGTAGGGCCAGCCGTTACGCCTGTCACCGCGAATGACTTCCAAGTGTTCCTTTGCGATGCGGCGAACAACTCGACGACCTTCTCATCTCCGAATAACACCGGCGGGTTTCCGATGTCCCTGTGGGCCTCAGCGAATGGGTTGGGCCTATCTAGCGGCTTCTTAACGGGCTGGACGAGCGGGACAGGAGGAACCAATCAGGCGACTGCGAGCGGTGGCGGCGTAGCCAGCGAAGGCACGACCATCGACATAACCCCGCTCAATCTCGATGTAGAGCGCCTGACCGACGATAATAATCCGACCACTAGCGCTTCGGCCCTTTACACTGGCCCAACTGGCATTCCCGGATGGCCTTCGGACTATGTTGGGGTGTTTTGCCGTATTCACGCGGACAGTTTTATCACAGGTTGCTCGGGTACGAACCTAACCTACAACTGGGGGTACTTCGACGCCTGTCAGACGGCGGCGGCCCGAGGCAACAAAGAGTGGACGCTGGCCCCTTACTTCGCAGGCTGGACCCCAGCCTGTGTTATTGCGAACTACCACATACCACTGGTTACTGGCCTCAACTCAGGTACTTGTTATGGCGCTGGGGCTACGACCACTGGTAACGCTACTTCGTGTCCGATTGTGTGGGATCCAGGATACTTAAATTACATCAATACAGTAGATCAGGCTATGAAGGTCCGATATGCGAGCGACCCCAAAGCCTCGATCATGGCAAATGGGTTCACGGCACACTCTGAAGAAACGGGCTTTCTCATCCATGGCGCTGGCGATAGCACTGCTTGGGTAAATGCTGGATATACCGTCGCGAAGGGAGTTGCGGGATTCGATACCATTGTTCAAAATGCGATAAACACAGGAATGCCGGTTGGAACGCAGTGGGTAATTACGTCGTTTCCGACGGGAGACTGGACGCCCTATATTCAAAGTATCTACCAGAGTCCCACCTTTTTTCCTGTATGGATTCAGACCAACTCGCTAGGGAACAACGCATACAACCCGACTGGCATCATTCCGCCGTCCTACGCGCTGGTCAGCCCGACCATGCTGGCGAATATCGGGTTTCAGATAGATCTCAGCACGATACCCCCGCCCGCGCAGCTCGGATACTACCTAAATCAGGCATCAAACGCGGCCATTAATAATTCGCCGGGGAATTTGCGCGTAGCGGAAGTTTATCCAGGAACGATAGGCACGGCTACGGCTACGCCTACCATGACGCCGACGCCGACTCCGACTGGCCCGACACCAACGTCCACTCCAACGGCGACGCCTACCCCGACTCCCACGTCTACGGTAACGGCTACGCCTACGATAACCGCTACTCCGACGCCCGGAGCCGTTGCAAGCGTGGCTACCACAGCCACGACCGTTCGGCCCTTTGGAGCACTCAAGGAAGGCACCGACATTATCGGCGATTACAATCGGTTCGACCCAAGCAATACGGAGCTGCAAAATTGGCTACCAAATCCGGGATTCGAGCCAATGACGCTAGGCCACGTAATCGTGGTAGCAAGCCCGACCACAACGACGTTTAAAGACACCAACGATGCTTTTGCCCCTGAGGCGACGAATTATTGGAATGGGCAGACCGTCTCGATCAGATCCGGGACCGGAGCTGGAACAACCTTCGTAATCTCTGGGTATGCTGCGGGCGGCACCTACACCTGTACCGGAACGTGCCCGACGCTAGCTGCCGGTCAAATCTTGGCTGAGTACAAGAGCGACCTCACGATGGGCTACAGCCCCTCGGCGAACGATATCCCGGGTGACATCGGGACGAGTGGAGCAGGAGTCACGATAGTATCGTCTCCCGCCCCCGAGGACGGCCAGACCAGCGTTCAGATGGTGGGCAATAATCAGTACATAACGCTCGGTATGGATGTTCCTAGCACCCCATGGGGCACCTGCGCGATTACGCCCGCCTTGTTGTGTAACAACCCCGGAGGCAATGACAACGGCGACTGCGGCGGAGTGAATCCAACCTGTAACGCCTTTCCCTATTATCCGTGGCACCCGGTCGTTGGTTCGATGACAACGAGCTATTGGGCGCGGGCCTGCGGATCCGCGGCTTGCACAACGAATTCCTTTGGTACTCCAGTGGCGAACGTCACCATAACGAGGGCAGGGGCGGGCGGTTGGACTAAGGCTTTTAATGACACCCTAATTAATGATCACCAATGGCATCAATATATCGACAATTGGTCCGCGATTCCTGGTACGAGCGGGGACACCGCAACCACGACGGGTCAGCTAACGTGGACCATCGATATTAGCGGACAGTCTGCGGCAGACGATAGCTATTGGGACGATGCTTTCGTTGGCCCAAGCAACACGACAGCGGCGGGCGGGTTTAGCACAACTGCGCTGACGACGCTTCAGTCTCTATTCGCAGACGACGTAGCCCCTAGCGGGCCTCTCGCCACGACTCGGTATATGGACGCGTCCTCCGGGGCTCCGGGCGGTGGTGGAACAGTCTCCCGGTTGTGCCCCGACAGTGTGTTCGAGGGCAACGACTACCAGCGCGGGCCTTGTGGCAGTATGAGCCGTGCGGCGGGGCAAGTAGGGTCGCAATGGAAATTCTCGGTTAGCGACATGTATGCTCTGGATGCACAAATCGGGGCAATTGCATGGGTTAGTATTGGAGATGTTTTCTACGATACTGACGTGAATCTTTACGGTCAGCATCTTTGTAATGCGTTTGCGGCGGGTTTACCTGGTGCGGTGGTTGAGCAGAACAACGAAGATTGGATCTCAGGAGCATCGACGGGAGGCGGCTCCGACGGCCTCAACTACGGCAAGATGTCGTTTAGGAATTTTGGATTGATTCTCGCTCAGATGAACGCGTTATGCCCAGCGGATGTGCCATTGGTGGCGTTCGTCGGTGGTGGCCAGACTGGCAACAGTGGAGTTATGTCCAACGCCACTTCGCAGTTTCCAACGAACCAAGCGAACAACCCATACGGATCGGCCACTGCCAATTATATCCAGTGTGGGAATAAGCCCGCCACGGGCCAGACGTTAGCTCAAGATGCTGAGATGGCTTTTTGTTCAGCGGCCAGTCAGTTTTATAATACTTTGGGTAGTCTCCGGTCGGCTATTCCGTTGTGCACTACGTACCCGATTAGCCCCTCAACATCGGCGTGCTTGAACGGCATTCCTAGTAACGTCACAGGTGGTATTTGTGGCGGCAACATAACCAATTGTAGCGGTGCACCAACCACGCAACAGTTCATTGCGGCTTATGAAGAAGGTGTCGGTGGGGCTGCGCCGGGTAGCACGGCAACGACCTACGAAACAGCCGAGCAGACCGGAACGTACCTTGCTGGTGCGGCAACTGGACTAGAGATGATGCTCGATACTCAGCTCGGAACAACTGGCCCGAATAGCGGTACGTTGTTGCCAATTGGGATGCACAACCAATATCAGTTTGTTCAGTATAACGGTTCCGTGTCAGGTGCGCCGACGGGCATCCAATGGGGGGCGGTCAGTGATTTTGACTGTAACTTTGGTCCTGATTGCTCGGTAAATGGCGGACATATCCGGCCTCAAGGAATCGTGCTGCGGCTGCACAATATGGTGGTTCAGCCGAATTACTACGAAACGATTGTCACCGGTACGGGCGGAACCTTCGTTAACAGCTACAAAGGGACCAATTGGAGCGCAGAGTTTGCCAACGCGAACTCGACAGCGGTCCCAATGGTCATTAATTTCCCGGCTGGTACAGTGCCAACAACCGGCGTGGTGCTATCGGGCGCGGCGCTGGACTCGAACAACGAAAACTCCAACTCCGTCACCATCCAACCGTTGGCTGTGACAGTATCCGGGCAGAGCGTGAGTTTCATTGCCCCCGCTTACGGGTATGGCGGTTTCCCCGCGGTGCTGGTGCCGACTCCGACACCAACCGCAACGCCAACTCCGACACCGACGGTTACGGCGACGCCGACGGCAACTCCAACGGCGACTGGACCAACTCCTACGCCGTCGGCAACGAACACGCCGACGGTTACCCCGACGCCTACGATTACCCCGACGGATACGCCAACCGATACGCCCACCCCCACGGTGACGGTCTCGCCTACCCCCTTGGCCACGCCGGTACCCTGTAATATTTCGGGCTTTGGGGCTACCTGCAATCAGCAAATCGCAACTTCGGGCTCTACTGGCTCGCTGGTCTTCCCGCCCATCATAGTTGCGAAGCCAGGAGATACGCTGGTCGTGCAGCTCGCATGGGGAAACAGCTACACGCCGGTGGTCACATGTTCCGATAATAACGGCAACACCTGGACCGGATTTCAGGACAACGGCCTACCCCGAGTCAACACCAGTGGCCTTTGGTACACGACGGGCGGGACTAAGAACCCCAATCAAACAACGACCACCGTCACCTGTACGTGGACAGGCGGAACGCCCCTTTCGCAATGCGGCAATCTATCGGATTGGACGGGCACGGTTGGGGTCGTTGATGTGGGGCCGGTTGGAACGAACGGGAGTGGTAGTAGCACGGCCACCTGGGGAGCGCTCACGACGACCAACCCAACCGACATAATCATCGGTTCGGTGGCCAGCGCGGGTACGGATAATCCGGCCTCCGTTAGTGGCGCGAGCAGTAGCCAAATCGTTACGCCAGTATTAATGGCTAACGGCAGTTGCCCAGGTCCAGCTTATTTCGCCCCTTCTGGCGCGGTAGTTGATCTGACCGGCACATATCAATTCACCTACCCGCAAGTAGGTGGCGCGGCTAGCTATGATGGCACGGGAATCACCCTGGAGATCCAGCCAGCTCCGAGCCCAACGCCAACCCCTAATGGGCCGCTATATTCGGTGCCGGTGCACCCCTTCTAGCAGTAAGGAATGTAACTAGCGGTTTAACCAAGGATGGCATACTGTGAACGAATGGAGTCCTCCAATACCGACCACCTTAACCAATGGCCTAGAGCACATCCCGCATACGAAGAAGCCGGGGAGCACGGCCGTGAAGGCGACAATGGCTACGGCTGACGGCAACGGGGCTATACTGCTCGACTGGAAGCTGTTTATCGGCGGCATCGTCGCGCTTTTAGCTACGGGGCTGGCCCTGGGTATCGTTTTCGCTCAACACCTTCCCTTTATGACGACCGACGAGATCAAGCCGATCACCGACAACCTATCGAATCAGATTGCCCAGCAGGGATTAGCGCTAACCCAGCTCCGTCAGCAGGTTACCGACGACGAAAATAAGTGGTATTCTCTCAGCGAAAAGCTTGACGACCTACGCACCGATACTAAGGCTGGGCAGGCCCAGATTATTCAACGCTTAGACGATGAGACCCGGGATCGTGAAACTCAGGAGCAGCAGCAACCACGGCGCGGACGGTGATGATCCATTGGGAGTGGCTGGTGCTAGAGTTCTTTGTGATGTGGTTATGGATAAGATTGGACGTATGAGTGCAACCAAGGAAGAGACACGAAACCCCGATTACAAGGACGGTATCGCACCACCAACGCCGGTAATTACGCAGCAGCGCGAATGGTTGCACGAACAGAAGAACGGCTGTAACAAAGAAGACCAGCCGCAACGAGTAGAGCCTGGAAAACCTCCGCAGAAATGCGATGGTGTGGTTGGTGGAGCTCCGTACATCGAAGGAATCCCCTGCGACAACGAGAGCTGGTCTGGCGGTTCGCGTATATGGACTGATCAGCAGGGTAATGTGGTTAGACGAGAGTCGAGCGGTTACGGCGGGGGCGCAGACGAAAAGCGTTGAGTGGTTCAAACCACCGCTCCTCGGGAACTCCGAGAGCTCGCCGACAGCGAACTGTATGCGAGCGTAGACCCGCAGCACGCGCCGCATCTGAGAGGGCTACCCGCTGGCCATTAAAGTG